AAAGGGGGCTTTGTAAAAGTTGCTGGAGCTTGGTTGTGGTGTAAATCTCCACATAAGTTGTTGAATTATTTGCTCATGGGTTCAGAGGCTCAGATTCAAAATGAGGCAATTAACCTTGCTTGTAGAAGAGCATGTGAAGAAGGATTGACAAAATTAAATGGACGAAAACCAGCAATCGGTGCTAGGCTTTTGCTGGCATACCACGATGAAAACAGTTGGGAATGCCCAGAAAGTATGACTCAAGAAGTTAAAGCCATAACTGACTGGATGTATGGTCAGGCATCTAAGAATTTAGGTTTGAAGAGTGAGACGCTTGTAACTGGCACAGGTAAGGTTGGTAAGAGCTGGTTGGAAGTACATTGATGGTGTTGAAATGATTACAGAAATTCGTCTTAAGGAGTTATTGGACTACGACCCCGAAACAGGGGTCTTTACTTGGAAGTTTAGAGAGCCGGTATCACGAGGCAATAAGAACTTCAACTCTCGTTTTGGAGGCAAAAAGGCAGGAAATTATAGGATAAACACAGATGGTCACAAGTCTGTTCAGTTATTGCTTGATGGTAAAGGCTACCAAGCTAACCGTCTAGCAATACTATATGTGGATGGCTATCTACCTGATAAAACCTTACAGGTTGACCATAAGAATGGGGACGGTTGGGACAATAGGTACTTGAATTTAAGGGTTTGTACAGCTTCACAAAACTCTTGCAATCGGTCAAGAAAGTCCCCATCTGGGATGCCAAAAGGTGTACAGAAGATAAGTAAAAGGTTTCGAGCAATGATACGTTTACAAGGTAAAAGCTATCATCTTGGTATGTTTGACACCCCTGAAGAAGCCCATAAAGCTTACTGTGAAGCTGCTGTAAAACTCCACGGAGAGTTTGCAAAACTAAGTTGACAAGGTGCTCAGGGAAGAGTACCTTATACTACATCTTGTATAGGAGGGCTTATGAGCCACCGTGGAAGAACCCATGCAGCGATGATGAAAGGTGCTTCAAAGGAAACTATCAAGAACCGTAAGCAGAAGTTGTTTGAGAGAATGAACAGGTTAATTGACAATTCATCTCTTTCAGGTTCTGAGAAGGTTTTCTTGAAAGGTAATCTGAAAAGCATTGCACAAGAACTTATTGACATTGAGTATTGGAGACATCAAAAATGACACTTGCAGACGTTATTCAGCAACTTCACGACAACTGCTATACTCCAGAGTTGATTCAGGAGATGTGTATTGTAGTGATGCCTAGCAAGTTCGTAAAAGCCTTTAACAGTGACACTTTAAGGTCTGCACACATTCTTATTGTTGAAGGTAAGATTGCAAAAGACCGTACTGGAGTACTCAAAGGTGAGCGTATTGATATTCTGGAGTTGCTATGAAGAAAATGTACAGTCTCTGTGGAAGTGTTATGTGGAAAGCAGTAATTGTGCTTGGTGTTATTTTTCTATCTGGCTGCAACCCTTCTTATGAAGATAAAAATGCTTCTTACAGCCTCCCACCAGAGATGCAAGATTGCAGAGTATACAAGTTACATGGTGATGCTATAAGTAGAGATATTGTTGTTGTAAGATGTCCAAATTCTCAAACAACAACATCTTACAGCTATGGCAAAAATGGACAATCACACACTACGGTTATTGAGTGAGGTTTTCACGATGGAAGTCTTAGTAAACTACATCTATTGTTATGATGTTGTTCACTCCACTACAACCGTAGCTCAACGTAATCCAATCGTCCCACGAGAAGGTGAGTTGGTTCGCATTGAGGGTTGGACTTACACTGTGGAAAGCATCATTCATAAGTTTGATGTTGCTGGCGATGTTCAAGTTATCGACGTAGAGATTGGTGGTAAGAGAAAATGACTGTAGAAGATAAATTTAAGAACGCAGTTCTTACAGAAGATGGTGAGCTTGAAACATTCATTCTTCGTGTTGATGGTAAGCTATTCCGGTGTCGTTGTGGGTCAAACTGTTTCCACAAACCAGATAAAAATGACTTAGAGCTTTACGCATGTAATGCTTGCAATACTTGGTATCACTCAGAGGTTAAAAATGACAATTCTATACAAACAAAATAAAGACGGCTCTTTTAACGTCTGGTCATGCGTTGCTGTAGGTGACAAAGTTGTTACCACGTATGGCAAAGAAAATGGCAAGATGATGTTTGAAGAGTATACAGCAGAACCTAAAAACATCGGTAAAAAGAATGAGCGTAACGCTGAACAGCAAGCTCTCTTTGAAGTTGCTGCAAAGTATAAAAAGCAGGTTGACCGCAAAGGTTATTCTTACACAAAAGAGTCTGCACAGAATACTGAGAAGGTAGGTGTACAGCTTGCTCATGATGCTGCAAAGGTTAGCCATGCAAAGTATCTGAAGTTCCCTGCTGATGCTCAACCGAAACTTGATGGTGTCCGTTGTAGGATTTCAAGAGATGCTGATTTAGTTAGCTTCACGGCTTATTCTCGTGAGAATACTATTTACAACGTCCCAGAAGAACTAATCCCAGATTTGCTTTTGTTGCTTAAATTGCATCCACAAGTAGAAGACTTTGATGGTGAGATTTATGCTCATGGTTGGGACTTAGAAGATATTGTGTCTATGATTAAGAATGCTGACAATCCAGACCGACATCTACTCCAGTTCTACTGGTACGATATCTGTGACAGCACTAAGACGTGGCCTGAGCGTAGAGATATTATTGAGACTTCACCATTGAATGACTTCAGAGACGGCTGTAAAGTTGTTCCTGTTAAGTCTCGTCGTGTAAATTCTTGGGAAGAGTTTGATGAAGCTCATGATAAGTGGGTTGAAGCTAAGTTTGAAGGTGCAATGTACCGTTCAATCTCTGAAGACTCTTTCTATGAGTGTGGTCACCGTTCCTACTTCTTGATTAAGCACAAGAAGATGCACACTGAAGAGTTTAAAGTGACTGGTGTCAAGACCGATAAGCGTGGTCACGGTAAGTTCGTTGTAGAGACTCTTCCTAACGTCTTTGTAGATGTTTCATGGAAGACCACTCATGAGAAGAAACAGTATCTTGCTGAGCATCCTGAAGAGTTTATCGGGAAACCTTTAACGGTTCAGTTCCAGAAGATGACTCGTAAGGGTTCTTTACAGTTGCCTGTTGGTCTCGTTATTCGAGACTACGAATAAAAGTTGTTGACATAGAAAATTTGGTGAGTATACTGAGCAGCATAAACCAACGGGTACTCACCAGCATCACTTAAGAGTCTTTTAAGAGGGTTTTTAAGTGATGTGTAGCTTGGTCAGGTATGGTGCGGTGGTGTAAGGTGGTGTAAGGTGGTGTCAGGTGTAGTATGGTGCGGTGATGTGAAGTATGGGTAGTTAGTCTCAGCTACATTAAAATGAGACTTACCTTTTTAAAAGGTCTTTAGGAGGGTCTTTTAATAAGGTGTGGTAGGGTTAGGTGGAGTTGGGTATGGTGTGGTGTGGCACGGTGTGGGTGGATGGTAGTAGCCACGTTAAAAATCTACCAAGTTTCTAAAGAGTCTTCTGTTGAGGGTTCTTTACAAACAACTTAACAATCAACTAAAGTGTGGAGCTAAATGCTATGAAACTGTTAAATATCAAAATCACTGGTACTCGTCCTTTCTTGAGCCATAACGATACGTTGTCAGACCCATTAAACCCTCTGACAAAATATCACAAGTCTCTGTCCAGTAAACGTAAAAAGACTGACGAAGACTATGCGCTCTTAGCAGAAAGCCAACTAGTAACTTCCTGTTACTACGATGAGCAGCTAGGTTTTGTTATGAACGGTGAGATGATTGAGGCTTGTATCAAGTCTGGTGCAAAACTCAACAAACTTGGTAAGGTAATTGACAGAGCCATTATGCTGACAGATGTAGTCTTCCCAATGACTATCAAGAACTGTCCAGCAAACCCACAAGAACTTGCTAAGAATCCAGACTTTATCTATGCTAAGTCTGTTAAGATTGGTACAGCACGAGTTATGAGCTACCGCCCAATCTTCCGTGACTGGTCTGTAGAGTTCGGTTTGATGTTCGATGAAGAGCAAATCACCAGAGAGGAAATCTTGATGGTTCTGGAAAATGCTGGTAACCTTTGTGGTGTAGGTGATTGGCGTCCACGCTTTGGTCGTTTTTCTGTAGAAGTTATTTCAGAAGGTAACGTTTAATTATGAATACAAAAGCATTAGCAGCAAAGTTTAGTTACGGTGACACTGTATCACACTCTGAGATGGATACCTTCTTAGGTATTGTGAAGCCAACTTATCAAGGTGACATTGTTAAGTACGAAGATGAAATGAAAGCTTACGCACTTACACGCTTAAATCGACTTGAGAAGTTTATTGAGAAGCTTCTTAAAGAAGAGAAGATTTATCTGGTTGCTTCAATGGGTGTTGGTTATCGTGTGGTTGAACCTAAGCATCAAGCAACTATTGCAAAACGTAAAATGTCTGGTAAGATTGGTCGTGCTTTAAAGCAAGCCACTCAAGCGATTGAGAATGTGAACACTATGGTACTTAGCCATCAAGAACGTTCACGACTAATTGAACAGCAAAACCATTTAGCTGCTATGAAAGCTAACATTAACAAGCAACGTAGAAAACCTTTCTAAGTTGACTAGGTAGCCTCTTCGGAGGCTCCTTTTTAAAAGGTCTTTAAGAGGGTCTTTTAATGAGGTACGGCGCGGTTAGGTAAGGTCTGGTAGGGTAGGGTGAGGTTTGGTAAAGTGCGGGTAGTTAATCGGAGCTACATAAAAATTCGATTACATCACTTAAGAGTCTTTAAATTATATTCGATAGAGTATCTCATAGGGTTTTTAAGTGAGGTGTGGTAAGGCGCGGTTAGGTATGGCGCGGTTAGGTCAGGTGAGGTTCGGTGCGGGTAGTTAGTCTCAGCTACATTAAAATGAGACTTACCTTTTTAAAAGGTCTTTTAAGAGGGTCTTTTAATGAGGCAAGGTGCGGTCTGGTAAGGCATGGTATGGTTGGGTGAGGTGTGGTATGGAAGGATGGCAGTAGCCTTATAAAAAATCTGCCAAATAAGCTATAAAGTCTGTTGACAAGTCAGGTGTTATAGCTTATTTTTATACTCAATGTAATACAAAATTCAATATAACTTTGAGGTCATTATGAAAAAGATTTTATTAGCTGCTGCAATGGTTATGGCAATGAATTTACCAGTCAATGCAACAGAACTTCCAAATGTGGACTTATCAGGTGTTCCAGAAGACACTTGTCAGATTGTTAAAGGTGTTGCTTTGGCTAATGGTGAGTTACTTAAACCAATCTCTGAAGAGTCTTTAACAGAGATGACTGACAAGGTAACTGACTATCAGTATCGTGTTCTTGCAGAGTATTTCCTGCAATCTGCAAATATTAAAGAGAAGCACCATGATGATATTGATGTACAGGCTATGCTTAATCATCGTATTCAGTTTAAAGAAGATTTGATGCAAAAAGCTATGTATGGTGTTGAGTATTTCTTAGAAAACAGAAGCTGCACAGGTATTTGATATGGCTCTTAAAAAGTTACATCCCAGAAGCGGTTATGGTAAGATAATTGACGATACAGACGGCTTTACAGTCTTTACAGTTATCTGTCAAGATGATTCACAGATTGAAAAGGCTCTTGATGATTATCTTAACGATGAACGTGAAAAGGTTAGGGCTACAAACATAGATTCATTGATTGATACTTCACGCAAACGGAAGAAGAAAGATGAATGAGGTTTTTGACCCTTATGCTCCACAAGATGATTGGGAGGCTGATAGAGAGGCTGAAATGGAGAGTTATATTTGTCCAATGGATGTAGACGAAATGAGAGACTTCGTTGCACATCGTTTTAAGAGAGAGATTAAATCCAGAGGTCTTTCTCAAGAGCAAGTCGCTAAAATTTGTGGTATCTCTCAAGCTCGTGTATCCAACATAATCCACCTCACTGGTAATGTTTCCCTTGAGTATATGTTGGAAGTATGTGAAAAATTTGGTGTTAATTTCAATTTAAGGTTGGCAGATTAATATGAAACGTGAAAACATTATCCACTCTGAAAACTTCGCATTAGGCTTTTATGGCGTACCCACTCACCTTGAAAAGTATTATGGTGTGAAGATTCTCTCCAATCTCATTATGGCTTACAAAGATGGTAAGATTAAGCATACTGAGAAGAAACGTGTCATGGGCTATATGGCTGTAGGTTCAGCAATCTCGAACATTAAGCTGGAAACCACTAGCAGTCATATTGTAAAAGACCACTTCATCAAAGAGCTTTACCAGAATCTTGATGGTGTAGATGTTCAGGCTGTTTGGCTGGATGTTGATGGTCATAACTACACAAGTTTTGTTTTCAAAAACGATGACATCAAGTGTTTGTTCCCATAATAGGTGATTGATTATGATTGATATCTACTTACAAGATGCTCATGCAGACTTCCTTAAAGAAATGCTTAAGAAGTTTATGGCTTCACAGTATGAGAATGAAGCATCTTTTAAAATAGTTACATGTGGCGATGAAGCTGGTTTTGTTGAGATTGAGCATGAAGGTACTGGAAAGACTGTTTGTAAGCTACCTGATAGCATGTTCTCTAAAACGTTCTTAACAAAGACTAGTATAAATGTTAAGCTTGTTCCTCAGATTGAAACATACTCTGGTACAGATTACCCTAAAGGCTTCAAGTCACTGATGAAACACTTCTTAGATGACTTTGTGAGTAATCTTCTAAGTGAGGTAACAGAAAGCCGTACAATATTAACTGTAGAGAATATAGGGAACACTATCAGGGTTACTTCTGACCGATATTCTATGAGCCTCTTCGACTTTGTACCTAAGAACTTTGATGGTATTCTGGATGAAGAAGATGACTGTGTAGACTTTATATTGGTTCTTGAGCCAGTTTTTGAGGTTAAATAGATGAAAATTGAACACTGCTATGAGTCTGATGGAACACCTATCCGTTGTCCACATTGCGGGTGTACAGACTTACAAGGTGAGGTAAGTGAAATAGTCAACGGTCATATTGCTGAAGAAAGTACCCGATGCACAGGGTGTAATGAAATTATCGCTTTCTGGGCTTATGGTTCATACCAACCCTCTCCACATTTTATCTACCATCGTAGTAAAGTTGTGAAGAGTGTTATCAACTGGTTCATTAAGAAAGGATTTACAAAATGATTAAATTAATCTTTGCAAGTGGTGAAAATGGGGAGTTCGGTACTCCAACTGGTATGCCGTGGCCTCGACATAAACAGGACATGCAAGAGTTTAAGAGACTCACTAAAGATAACTTAGTAGTAATGGGTAATGAGACTTTTAAGACTCTGGGTAGCAAACCATTACCAGAACGTACAAACATCGTCTTAACGAACTCTGTTCTATATTTGGGTATAGACTTTGACAAAGATGATGTAATGTATGCTAAGGCCAGTAAAGAATCCTTTGGAGCATTTTTGAAGTATCTTGATAGCTCTATTGATGAAGATGTCTTTGTAATTGGTGGTGCAGGTGTCCTTGTCAATGCTTTACCGTATGCTGGTGTAGTTTTCCATACAGTTTTCCATAAGGTTACTGAAGAGGCCACTGTATATTTACCTTTTGAAAACTTCTTCGATAAGCTGTATGATAGCCGTGTATTTGCAAAGGTACAGTCAAGGCCATCGGATGATGGTAAAGCAACCTTTGAAATCTATGTTCCACAAGTAAAAGGACACTTTTGATATGTCACAAGCTGATTTGAGTTACAAAAATATTCTAAACCATGTTTTATCCGTTGGTGAACTGCGTACTACACGAACTGGAGATGTTATCTCTGCATTTGCTCCACCTCAGTTTCGTTTTGATATGCGAACTGGTTTCCCACTCTTAACATCTAAACAGGTGTTTACACGGCAAGTTATCGGAGAAGCTTTATGGTTCCTAAATGGTGAGAATAAACTTGGTGAACTCCGTTACCGTACTTGGGGTGAAAATGATGGGGAACGCTGGACTATCTGGTCAGATGATTTTAAACGCTGGTTAAGCTCTAACTATTCTTCTGAACAAGACTGGTTAGAGGATGCAGGTGGGAGAATCTACGGGGTTCAGTGGAGAAACTTTGAAGGCCATAATGGTTGTGTTGTAGACCAGTTAGAGACCTTAGTAACGAAGATGAAAGGTGATATCACAGACCGTTACATGCTTGTTAATGCTTGGAATGCAGCAGATATTGCAGCTAACTCAATGGCTTTAGCACCTTGTCATGTTCTGTTTCAGATTTATATCACTAACGAAGGTGAAGTTGACTTACAATGGTATCAACGTTCTGTAGACACCTTTTTAGGACTTCCGTTTAACATTGCATCTTATGGTTTTATTCTGGAAGTTCTTTGCAAGATGACTGGATACACTCCACGGTACTTGATAGGTGTATTTGGAGATACTCAGATTTATCAGAACCATATGAAACAGGTTTATGAACTGATGAATAATGAAGAGTTCCATGCACCTACTTTTGAGATTGGTGTGCAGCTTAACACTCTAAGTGATTTAAAACACCTTACTGCAAGTGATTTTATTGGTGGCATTAACAACTACCAACATGCAGGGAAGATTGAAGCACCTCTGTCAGTAGGTAAGTAAAACAAAAAAGGCTCCTTTTTACGGGAGCCTTAAATTTTATTTTTCAGTATTCTTTGTGTTCTTCTCAGTAATAGCTTGGAGGGCTGATACTGATTGAGCCAGATTATTTACACTGTCAGAGAATTTATCAAGAGTTTTGGTAAGTTTTGCGTTTTCGCCCTTAACATTCTCTAACTGAACTTTCTGGTTCTCCATCCCTAGCTGAATCAATCTCATGTCAGACTGTAAATCACGAATAGCTAAATAGTTACTTTTTGAATAATTATCTAGCTGCTGTAACTTTGTTGTGACAGACACTTCTTGTTTACCACTTGAAACTTGCATGGTGGTATACATCCCAATAACACTAAAAATACCAACTACAATTGCACCAATATTATTTTTAAAAGCTTCCTCTAGCCACTTCATTTATTTCTCCCCCTTAAAAGCTTTTTCTAAGTTATCTACGAACTCATCATCAATAGGTGTGTCTGTTTTACTCGCAAGATATCTTGCAAGCTTAAAGAACACTTTCTCAATCATGTATTCACTTAGAAGGGATAAAATGAGTTTCCAGAAGAAGCTACCTAGATTTTTTAGAAGAATTGCTAGGATTGTAGGCATTTAATCACCTCATCAGCCAAGATGGTGAGAATACCCATAAAGAATATTAACACCATCTTAACAATCAGTCAACAAGGGATTAAGCAGTTCTTACCCAAGCCATTAACTTGTAGAACTGGTTAGTAACACTAAATGCTGAACCAGAGCCTGTACCACCAGTGTTACCACTAACTGTGTGGCTGTGAGCACCAATACCTACAGAGTGAGCATGTCCACCAGCAGATGCAGCAGTACCACTAACTGAGTGGGTGTGAGCACCATCATTTTCAGTCCAACCAACATGGGTCTGAGCAGAGTTCGAAGATGCAACTCTACCTGATGGAACGTTAGCGTTGTCACCCTGTGAAATTCTGTGTGCGTGTTGCCCAGCAGATGCAGCAGTACCACTAACTGAGTGGGTGTGAGCACCAGTACTATTAGTGTTCTTCGTACCATAATCAAAAGATGAAGTGGTAGCAGAGAAACTATGGGTGTGTGACGGTAAGTTACCAACAGATAACACCACAGAGTCTGAACCACCTGTTGTAGCAACATCTGAACCATCTGCTGCTGCAATCCTGATAGTCCTACCAACACCATTGTTAAGATACGTCCAAGTTAACCCAGGTAGTGCTGTATTAGGGTCAACATCACTGTTAAACCAAGTTACAATACCTACTGGATAGATTTTATTAAGGTCTGTAGAGTCACTAATTGCTGTTGCAATTTTCTGGTCAGTTTCTGCTTTAGTATATGCACCAATCTCTGAAGGGGTTGGTTTAAAATCAGTTGTGTAAAGCTGTGCCTCTCCGGCATAGTCACCATTTTTGTCATAGGCATAGGTGAATGTTGCCAAACCGTTTGAACCGTATACAAAAGAGATACCCCTTGCGTGTGCAGCAGTCTTACTAGAGTGAGCAACATGAATTGCCAACTCTCTCAGACCACTAGTCACATCGTTGTTTCTGACAAAACCTGAATACCCAAGATTAAATGCTGAAGGGTTTCCAAGATTATTTACAGATGCAGTCATCAAAGATTGATTTAATAACTGAGTCTTAACAAAGTATCTAGCATCTAAGTTAGACCAATTTTGTGGTTGAACCTGCCCATTAATATACAGATTCTTATTCATACTAACCAATGTTGGCTCTAGGGAAATTTGAGTGCCTGAAAAGCTGTTGCTCAAGGTTACCACGTTAGAATTAGCAGTTCCTACGCCCAGCCACCACCTAGATACATTCGCAGTATCAACACCACGGATATATTGTGGCTGTCCCTGTGTTAAGCTCCTTAATACTAAACCTTCATTATCTGATACAATAGTCTGCACATTTGTGAAAGTATTAGCAACATTAAGTTTAGCAAGATTACTCAAAGTAGCTGCTGGAATGTATCGAGAATCAATATTAGTCCAATCAGAAGGTTGTACTTGACCATCAATTTGAACTGTTTTGCTCATGGTAATGGTGTTACCTAGTGAGACTTGTGTTTTTGTTAGATAATTATAGATTTTTAAAATACTCTCATCACCGTCATTACCAATGTACCACTTATAATTCCCATCTGACTTTCTTGCTCGGATATATAAAGAGGGAGCAGTGTCCACATTCTGAAGAGTGATGGCTTCAGCATTCTTCTTAGCAACAAAATTAGCGAAAGTGTTAGTGCCAGTAAAAGTGTTATTCGCAGTTAACTGTGCAAATCTTTGATTAGCTGCTGTCTGGGTAAAATATCTAGCATCTAAGTTAGCAAAACTTGAAGGCTGAACTTGACCAGCAATTTGAAGAGTTCTGTTGACTGTCACCAAATTCTCTAAAATAGCAATTGAAACGTCAGACTTTACATTCTTCAATACAAGATTATTTGTACCTCTATTATCATTACCTAGATACCATCTGTTAGTACCATCTGCATCTTGACCACGAAGATAGAGTGGAGCACCTTGAGTGATATTTTTAATAATGAGCGCTTCATTGTCAGAGAGGATAGCTTGAGTACCTCTAAAGGTATTATTCACGGCTAGTCTTGCATACCTTGCGTCATTCTCTTCATTAGTTCTCATCCCAAGTTCATTAGGTCTTGGCTTATTCAAAGTATGATAAACAGTTGCCGACCTTGAAGCGTCTGCAATAGTTAGTTTAAGGCCGTTTGCGTTGATTTTAAAAGTCTTTAAAACATCCCCAACAGTAATCTCAGAAGAGCCTGTGGGGTCGAATACAGCCTTACCACCGTAAAGTAGCTTAACAATTCCTAAGTCACCCGTCATAGTGCTACCAGCAATCTGAACAAATCTTTCAAGCTTAAAAGATGCTAAGAAATCTTGATAGGTCATTCGACGGTCTTCATCACCCAGCATTTCAGGTCTCTTTTTAACTCTGACATGAAGAAGGTCATCTGAACGGATTGTGTCGATTGAGTTTAGTTCACTCAATTTGTAATCTGCCATTATAAATTTTCCTCTTAAAAGGGGCTATAAAGCCCCTGTAAAGAAATTAAGCTGTTCTCTGCCATACATACAGTACGAAGGATGGCTGTTCAATATTAACTGCCTGACCTCCACCAACACTATTTGTATTGCCACTATGTGTATGTTCAGAAGAAGAAACTGTTACAGTGCCACTATGCGTATGTGAACCAATACCAACTGTATGACTGTGAGCACCAATACCAACCGTGTGGCTGTGGTCACCTGATGCACCAGATGTGACGTTAAAGCTGTGTGAGTGCGCACCATCACTAGAAGTCCTTGATGTCCTTCTTGCACCACCACCATCAGAGTCAGCCACAGCATTGCCAGTACCATCATTTTCTCTAGGATACACATCATGGTTGTGAGTACCATTGGTGCTAGTGTTACCTGACACACTGTGTGTATGGTTACCAGTTGTGTTAGTAGCTTTTGTCCCATAGTCAAAAGAGTTTGTAGTCTTAGTCCCATAATCAAAAGCTGAAATTGACACAGTTGCGTTATGAGTGTGACCACCACCACTAAGTGACACAGAGTGGGAGTGTTGAGGCATGTTATTAACTGACAAAGTGACAGTTGAAGCACCAAATACAGAACCTGCTGGTCTTGTATCAGAGTCATAGCCAACCAATGCCCTGCCTTTTGAAACTAACTCCCAAGTACCTCCACAAATTAAGTATGTAGAAGGGTTTGCAGAGTTCATAGAAAGATGGATAGTACCTACTGGATAAGAAGCCTGAACAGCCTTGTACAAGTTATTTACTGCTCTTGCTGTAGCATACTTATCTGCATCTTCGTTATACAGATTAGATGTTGTCCAGTTCTGAACATTACTTAAACCAACCTGTGCCTTAGTTGTATTGTGTGGGTTACTCTTGTCCTTGATATGTTGCTGGACAAGGTTATTAACCTCTTCTGAAGACATAATCTGTAGATTTGCTCTTGCCTCAGCTACATTAACAATATCTGATAAGTTATTTGCAGCGACTAACTGAAGAGCATTAATAACATTATCTAAACCAATTTGTGTTTTAGTAACACCATGAGGGTTATTTCTTAGGCTTGCGTGTGGAGCAAGTAATTGCTCAAGAGTACACCTCTTATCCTCAATACCCTGCTTAAGATGGAAGATATCACTAAGGTCAATTGGTAAGGCTGCTTGAGGCAAGGCACTAATTTGAATTTCACCTACTGCCATTATTAAGCTCCTACAAATTCATAAGTATAAAGATTTTTTGTGCTTGTTGATGCAGTACCTGTTTCGGTCTTAATAAGCTGCCATCCATTAGCCACTAAATCTGGTTGCGCAGTGGCAAAAGACCTCACCTCACCAACAGTACCATTTGCTTTCTTCAGTAGATAGTTTAAGATATAATTAAACCATTGGCGACCCATTGGTTCACCCCTTAATAAACCAGTCGCCTGAATTTCTGGTGGTGGTAATACTTTTAGCTGGTTACCATCAGCATCTACTTCATCTGTAGACCAATTTAAAAATGCCATTAAGAACTTCCTTCTTGCTGTGATTTATCTTTTCTACCTTTGATGATTTGAGCTACTTCAGCCATAACACCATAATCACCACCTGCTACAGTTTCTTTACCAACGATGTAGTTGTCTGTAGCATTATAATTTTTATTAACCTTCAAGTAATCTACTGAGCCACTATTAGCCGTTCTATCAATCTTGAAATAAGCATCTCTTACACCAGCATCTGCTAAACTCCCTAGCAAGTTCTTCTCTAAAGAACCTCCTGTATTGTTGGTAACCAGACCCTTGTTAGCATCTGTAACAAGCCAGTTATCTTTATCATCAACAATTGCTAAAGCAGAGTCGGCAACCTCTACAGGTGTCCAAGCAGTACCATTCAGTGTTACATCTCTTAGAATGACTGCTGAACCAATAGTTGTTGCAGCAATCTTTGCTAATGTGTATGCTGTGTCAACAACATTATTTCTTGTGTTAACTCTAACCACAATACCAGCAGTCATAGGTGTAATATGTTCAAAAAGCTGCGAAAATGTTGCATCATACAGAGTCATGATAGCATTCTGTAAAAATGTTGGAGTTGTATCAGAGCGTCTTAGGAAAATCTGAATATACAACATTGCTCTATATGTCTCATCATCAGCACCAAGTGGTCGTGGTACTTTAATTAATGCACCAATATTGTCAAGTTGCTGCCCAATGGCCTTCCTGATATTTCTTTCAGTGTGCATTTGCCATGAAACATCTTCTAATGTTTGTAGCTCATCAGTAATAGCTTTCAGCAAACTCGTGTAGATGAATTTCTCTTTGAACTGTGTAACAGTCCTTTCATCAAGAGTCTTGTAATAAACATCATCAATTTTCTGAAACATTATCACTCCTTAGTAATGGTGTACTGGCTACTTTCCCATACAGTGTATTGGTCACCATCAACAGTAATTCTTGCTGTAGTGTACTGCCCATCACTAGGAGGCACTGACTGACTATTGGATAGTGCTACTTTGATTTCATTAATCTCAATACCCTTAATGACATTATAAATATACCCATAGATTCTATTAGGGATAACATCATTACCAACTTTCAGAGTTCTACCATAAGCGTTAATACCTTGAATAATACTGTCTCTGATATCTTCTTCTGGAATTGTCAAACTTTCTTCATTATATAGAGAGTATGATACTTTTACAAAAGCATACTTAGGTGTTGGCCTACTGAAGTAAATATTATGAGATAGCCCACCTAAGTCATAAGCTGTCCCAAAGATAGCCCCATAAGCTCGAATACCAGCAGGTTTGGTGTCCCAGATTGCTTGAGCAACGTTATCATTTTGACCACCAACTACAACAATCTTGAAAGATTTTGGTGGAAGACCTTCTGAACTTGTCTCTTCAGTATCATTTTCCACACCTGAAGCATCTGACACACCCTGAACCCTTTTAACAGCAGCTACGATTGCATCAAGAGTGCCTACACCAGTAACTGCCAAAGATTCTAAATATCTCTGTCGAAGCTCTGTATCGGTTTCTTCGTTTCTACCTGTTGTTAAGTCATAGCGGTTGTATACACTGTCAAGACCATCTACAGTTGTTTCAATCTCGATGAGTGTTCCAGCTAATGCAGGGATTGCACCGACTTCCTCAGCAACAACATCATGGATAGTTGTAATTTTTGTGAATGTAAGGAACGTCGTAGCAGTCACCACCATAGGGTTGGTTCTTGCAATAATGTCACCTTCATCTTTATAAACTCGTAATGCTGAACCATCATTGATGACTTCGGCTTTTGCCACGATACCACCATTAATTGCATCGGCGAGTTCAGTCAATAGTACTGTGATTGTATCTGAAGATTTTGGCTGATAAGAGAAAATAACGTTATCAATAATAATAACATAGTTTGCATCAGTTCGTAAAGAGTTAACTTCAAGAACAGCCTCAACACAATACGAAGGTGTTAATGTAATGCCAGAAACTGGATAGAAGACATTACCAGCAGTGCTTCTTAGTCTGGTTGTCGATGGGATTGTTGCACCTGTTGTTCCAGTAAACTCTACTTGACCTCTTGTAGCCTGAGCCACATATCTGTATACAGCGTTTAAAGCTGTAATATCATCGAGGTTAAAACCTTCAGCTTTATCAATCGTCCCACCATCATAAATTTCTGAAAGAACTTCATGAGTGTCTGCTAAAGACCTTGCAATTGAAGCTAGAAAGAGACCTAATTGACTGTCTTCAGAAACGTCAAGGTTTGGTGAAATATCTCTAAGAAGCCTTGATTTGATATTATCAAAAATTTCCTGATATCTTAGAGTTTGTAATCCTGTTGTAGTTAATCCTGCCATTAGATATTAACCTCTTGCGTAATGTCTGTTAAAATATCTGTTGTAGTAGTTGCATCAAAATTAACAGTTACTTTTCTTTGAGCATTATCCATTGAAGATGAGTAGTTATAGATGTTAGATACATCTCTTGTTTCAACAAGGTAAGCTTTCATATAATTATCAAAGATAGAAGTTTTCTGTTTAAATTTGGCAAGTTGTAAATATGGGAATCCAGCAGATGTGTTAAAGAAGACTTCACCAGCCCTTAAAAGGCATCTAATATGAAGTCTTTGAGCAACCTGAGTAGCTTTATCATCTTCTGGGATAATTCTAATTTGGTTACCAGTAATCTTTAAATCTCCATGAGCCACATACACTGAATCTGAACCTAAAGTGGCAACATAGTCACCACCTAGATTTAATGCAAAATCTGTTTTCATTATTGTGCCTCTGTAGTATCAGCCTCACCAGCAGGGTCTGTCCAGTAATAATGGTGCGTGTGTTCATTAAAGCTCACACCAGTTGTGTCACTGATAAAATCTGAACCATGCACTTCTTCTGTTACGTACAAGTTTTTAGAAATGTGTACATCACCTTCAAAGTAGAAGTTGCCATCATCAGTAACTCTTAACACAGAGTCACCGAAATGTAGTCTAACTGCTGTTGGGTCTGGTTTAAAATTCTGTGTTCTTGTGCAGATACCTACGAAAGCTACACAGTCTGAAATGTCGTGTGTCCTTCTCATGTTTGTTTCCATCTGAACATTCTTGTCATTGACAACGAAGTCATCTAAAGGTAACATTGAGAAAGCTAACCAGCATCTGTCATTAGTTTTTACGGGGAATGTTAAAGATGCTCCACCACCACTTGGAAATTGAACAGGTACACCAGTAATCTCTGGCATAGGTAAACCGTTAATAGAGTAAAGTGGCTTAACAGTGGCTGTTTGAGTCTTTGAATCGAAAGACTGAATAATAGCTGGTAAGCCAGTATACAGTTCTTTTCTAAATTCATCAAGACATTCTGAAACATACCCAGACATTCTAGTAACTGGTGACTTCATTATTCCACCTTCTCTAAATCTAGTTCAGTTGTCCAAGCACCACCAGTGAAGTCAAGATTATGAGAGAGACCTTTTACTCGATACTGACCTTCAAAATCTTCACTTTCCCTAATAGTGATGTTATCACCCATCTTAATTCTTCCATCTAAATGGATTTTGCAACGAACTCCAGTTTTAACTTTAATAACAGTCTTATTCTCTTTTTTCAGAACCTTTCTAGTTCTTCTGTAGTAGCCTTGCAAAGAATCAATAACGTTATATGGGTAAATTTCCCAAGAAAGTTGTCTAGCCTTAGCGTTAAAAGGAACTACTCGGATTTGCTTGTTAAATGTATACCAACGTAGACTACTTTCTTCACAAACCTTTGTAAGTGCCTCTGCAACACTTCCCCAAACACTAAAACCATTCTTGTAAGTGTAACCATCAATACTTGAAAGGTCTTCATCAATAAGTGAGAAACCTAGTCTGTTGACTAAATCTCTAATCACACTTTTACGCGTTGTCCCTGCTTTATAAGAAATTGATGTCTTAATCGTGGTTCTTTCCATTTTATCATTGGAACAGATAACCTTTGTAATCATATCAACACCACGCTTATATGTATAAGCATATTCAATAGTGCCTAGATAGATTAATGGGAGGTTATCATATTCAATAATAAGGTCGCCATTTGCGTCCCTTTTAAAACCAGTAGTGTAACCTGCTCTAAGCATAACTGTTGCACCAACGGTTTTGAATTTGGCTCTCATCTCTTTATTAAGGTTGTAGATTTCAAAAGTGGTATCATCAGAGGTTACTTTATTCTTCTGAGACGTATAAGACACATTACAAGTAAATTGTAAGTTGTCGAAATAGTCCATTTGCATAGAATCTTTAGCATGGCTTGTAGGTTTATCATTAAAGGCTGTAGTTTCACTACCTACAGCCAATTGATAGCACCTAAAAGAAGCCCCAGCAGTGCTATCTTTTACAGACATTACAAGTTCTCCATTAATCTCATATCTTCTTGAGTGTAATAATTAAGCTCAAATGCCTTTTCTCTTCCGAAGTTATTTCTGGTAGGCTGTAAATCAGTACCATACATTCGTTCAACAAAAAGCTCTCCAGCTAATGAAGGAATTACATAGCGTCCTGTGATTGATTGGTCTGCAAGGCATTTCTTTTCAGATAATAATACATTACCATCAACATCAGATAGCGTCAAGAACCATCTGTCAAGCCTCTCTTTATACTTTAATTCAATTACAAAGACAGTGCCATCCAGAGTTACAGTTTGTGTAGACCATTCTGTATCAGGAACAGGAATATATTGTGACATTAATAAGTCCCCTTTTTATTCGGATTCACTGAATGCTTTTGTAATGCTTTTCCATCTCCAGCAGTTCTGTTTAATGCTGCTCCGGCATTTCTCTCAGCCTCTTCACTGAATGTAGTAACACCTTTTCTGGTTTTTGCAGACATGGAACATTTTGCAAGGGCATTATCTTCAGCACTAGTAAGTTCCCTTACTCCATTGGCATCAAGGTCGAATAATAACTGACAGTTTAATTTCCCATTACCTAGACTTGTTGTGGTATTCCCTGTATTCTTTTTACTGGTAGCACCACCATCATTCGTGGTAGCGGTCTTTCCAGTTGCAGCAGAAATATCAGTTTGTCCCACGATAGCTTTAAAGTTAATTTCCTGAAAAGTTAGCTGGACTCTTAGACCATTTGAAATACCAACATCTTTAGAGGCTTTAAAACTTGTGATAATGGAATCATCAATTTTAATTCCGTCTTTACAGATGACTGAAATAATTTGCTTCTGGTCACGCCAGCTTTCAAGAGTGTCGATGAAGTTCTCTACTAATTGACCTTGACGAGTTAATAATAAGCTTCCTTCGTAGCCAACTACAACGACACCACTAATAGTGATTGTTCTGGGTGCTCTTTGCACATTATCTGTAACGGTTTGCCCTGATTGCATGTTCTGTGTAGTTACCTGCATAGGGCTGTCAAATTCCATGTTTTCAGTTGCTGATAAGGTTAAGAAGGCATCTACATTATCTCTTAAGTGGAAATAGATGCCATCTTTGCCACTATATTTGATTTGCATATTAGAATCCCATAACATTATTCTTCCTCTGGATAGCTTGAACTTAGAAGAATGTCTTCTTGATTCTTGTCAGTAATATCCACCATCTTAGTAGCAATTTGTTTACCATCAAGATTGAAAGTAACATTCAGGGTTTGTTTAGTCTGCATAGGTAAACCAGAAGGGGTCATCATCATTGGTGTCTGGTTGAACTTATTGGCAAAATTATCAATAGATGTTGATAGTTTATCCATGATAATCTCCCAATTAGATAGACCATTGTCAATCAGCTTCCTGTTACCTTCAACGTCTTGAGTGTACTGTGCAAACTGAAGTTGACCATTCTCATCAAAGAACATTGGTCTCTTCGGATTCGTAATATTTGCAACAGCATTTTCAAATGGTTTTGGAAGTGTGACTTCACTGTAGTTTTTAGCAGCATTTGGGTCTGTAGAGCCTCTTAGCATTAGTGCAGAGCCAACAGTACCAAGTGCCATTCTCGTTGCTGTAACTCCACCTGCTGCTGCGGCTGCTTCTCCGGCTGCTGCTGTGCCTGCTGCACTAACACCAAGTCTTTGTAAGATTTTACCGAAGATACCACCACCAACCAAACCACTTAGTAGCTTGACTGATTTTGATACTACAGCAACTGCACCACCAATTGTTACAACTGTTCCCAGAAATTCACCAGCACTCTTGATTAGCTTTTGCTGGCTGTTGTCAAGGTCTTTATACCAAGCTCTTGCATAGTAGTATAATGCAGATGTTCTGTACATGAAGTCTGTTACGAAGTCAAGTAGGTTACTAGCACCTTTTAAGAGGTTCCCAATCACAACACCTAAAGCCTGTGTACTACCCAAAGAACCTTGTAAGAACATTGCAACAGAGTTAGACAACTGTGAAATACCATCACTAGAGTTGTTAAACAGTGCTACAAGTGTGTTATCCCACATAGCCTTTGCTTGACCCATTGACGTAGCAGTCTGCTTAGACACGGCGTTCATACCACCTGCTTGCTTGACAAGCTCAGCCATTCTTTCAGACACTTTAGGCAGAACATCTTGAGCAAGAAGTTTACCGTCTTGCATCATCTTATCAAGTTCTTGTGGAGTCTTCCCAATAGCGTCAGCGAATAACTGCACAGCACCTGCTAAACGGTCACCTAACTGTCCACGAAGTTCTTCAGCCTGAACTTTACCTTTTGATGCCATCTGCTGGAATGCAACCATGATACCTTTCAAGTCTTCGTCAGTAGCACCCCTGATACGGGCAAACATTGCAGCATTCTTATAGAACTCCTGAGTACCCTGAAAACCAAGTGTTGGCTGAGCACCAGCAGCAAAGTTTGAGTACTGCTTCATGGTATCTGTATAGTTCTGACCAATCTGGTGTGCGAATGATGCAGCAAACATTCTGGCTTGTTGTGTATCTGCTCCAAAGATAGCTGTAGAGGCTAACTGTGCAGACTGTCTTTTTACACCAGCCTCAATAGTCTTTTGTGATAGTTCCAGTAAAGCGTAAGCTGAAACAAATCCACCAACTAATTGGCGTAGTGATGCGTTAGCTCTATCCTGTAGCCAAGCTGCTTCTTTAACTGATTTTAGTCTAGCATTTTCTGCAATAACCCAACGTTTGGTTACGTCGATGAGCTTTTTAACTTCCATCTCATACTCACCAACCTTACCAGTACCTTTATATCTATTATAGATATTTTGCAAGCTTCCTCTAAAAGAGGCTGCCATCTGGTTACCTTGACCACCAATTGTTTCCAGTCTACGGGTTAACCCTGAATAGAAGTTATTATTAAACATTCTTTCCATTTGTCTCTGAGCAACATCTACTCTCGGACCTCTGGGTGCTCCACCACCAACAGGAGGGATACTCTGTCCACCTCTCCCTCTCCCTGTCTTGATAGTGATTTTACCGTCAACCTTCATAGCATCTCTTAATGACTTGTTAATACCTTTTGCAGTCTTTTTTGCCTGAGTTTCAAGTTTCTTAAGAGATTTAACACCTTGTGAATCAAGGTTCAAGGAACTGTTGAGTGCTTTATTGATTCTGCCCGAAGCAGACTGAGCATTTTTTACAATTCTATTAAGTGCTTCCTGAGAACTTTTATTAGGTTTCACATCAAAGGCTTTATTGATATTTCGCTCAATACGCTGAGCAGCTTGCATAGACATTTTCTCAACTCTTTGCAAGCCCTTAACAACCTTTTCACTGAAACCAAGTTCCACAATGAAGCTATCAACTGTATATTGTGCCATTACATTTTTCCTGCTCTTCTAAGTTCGTTGTAAGCAATTTCCTCTTTATACGACCTCTGAATTTCAAGAAATTGTCTCAATGATAATAAATCAGAGAATGTCATAGCAAAGAGTTGGTCAAGTGTTTCTTTACACCCTTCCATACCATAAATAGCAAGCACAAATTTCATCTCGTCTGCTTCTTCATAGGTTGCCTCTACAGCAGCATCAGTTAGTGGTGTCTGTAGAGTATTACCCATGTTTACTGAGAAGTTAGGCTTTTGAAAATGCTTGCTTCGAAAAAACTTCCGAAGTTTGCCTCCAGCGCAAATGCTAAGTAATCAATAAACTCACCGTAGTTTGCTTGGAAGTATGTATCAATATTGAGTGGGAAGTCATCAACAGTTGCCCCTTGAAATAACAGGGTAGCCATTTCTTCAAGGTTAATTTCTTCAATTCTGTCAAAACAAGCTTCAACAAGGTCTTTAAATGGAACCATTGGAGCTTCTTTCTTATCTTTATCAGTCAGACTTGATAGCATCTGTGCAAATGTTGGAACAACAATTTTACCCAGCTTCATAGACATCTTAATCCCATCTCTTGCCCCAAGCAGAACGATATTTACTTTCTTACCATTAATTACTTTAGATTCTGTTTTCATTGTGATTCCTTAATACTTTTAAAAGAAACAAAAAAGGGGAAGACCTTTTAAAGTCTCCCCCTTATAGGATTTATTAAACACTTGACGCTGGAATTGTAGAAGTGTAGTCTAGCTTCTCACAACCAAAAATCCAAGTTTTAGAGTTCTGGTCACGCCCAAGTTCAATCTGTGGTAATTCCTGCAACCAAGCATTAATACCAGTTGCCAGAACAGAGCCTGATGGGTCGTAGATTACGAAGTTAGAAGAAATATCTTCTTCAAGTTCCATGTTGTCTTGTTTAGCTTGAATTGCAGAAAGCATCTGGTTAGAGAGAGAAGTCTGCATTAGCTCAATCTCAATAGTACCTGTCTTGTCTGCATTTCTTGTCAGAGCAACCTGACCACCTGCACCTACAACTGGTGTGATAAGTGGTGATGTTCTCTGTAGACGTAAAAATGAGTCTGGGGCAAAGCCTTCAATGGCAATACCATTCCAGCTACATACAACGTCTTTAGGGGAATATTGCTGATACATAGCCATTCCAATTTACCTCTATTATTCGTAAGCCACTGTACCTTTCAAGTCAACATCCAAGATAGCCCCTGCTAAGATACCTGCGAAGGTAACATCTTTCAGGATACGAGCTTTCTTGTCTGCCAAAGCAACTTGAGAGGCTTTAGGAACATTAACTGTGTAAGATGACAGGAAGTTTCTGTTGACTGCTCTTTGTAGAGAGGTTTCAATGACTTGACGAATACGGGTAATACCAGTATCATCATAAGTAATCTTACCACCCTTCTGGTTAATTAGCAAGTCTCTCAGAGAAGTTTTCAGGTCTGATTCTAACCAGTCAACACCACGGACGATATCAATCCATTCCCCACCAGAAGTAATCCCTCTACGAACCACTGGAACACCACCATCAAGGTCGATAAAGTTACAGTGACGTACATCTAAAGCTGACTTCTGAATGCTTGTCAGAGGTCTCTTATTAGCTGGCTGTAAAGAAGCAGCTACACCAGTCAACTGAGCATTACCCCAAGCAATTGACCCTGCATCGTATGGAGCGCCATAAGCAATATATGCCATCTCTGGATAATCTTCTGCCGCTGTGTGATGCCACAAGCAAACTGTGCGAGTATACATACTCTTAGCAAGCTGTGCTGGAACATCATTTGCACTATTTAATTCTGTACCTTGCAGTGCTGCTACATCAGAGTTAGCTGTGAAGAAGATTTTCTTACGAGCCTGAATCTCAGAAGCCATTGCCAAAACAAACTGTTGAGTTCTGTCTTCTGCTGCAATGAAATACCAGTCGGTAGAATAAGCTTCAATAGCTGCCAGAGCAGTTGACGCTGTATCAGCAGTTGTGCTTGCAATAGACACAGTTTGTGCTGTAGTGGTTACCTTCACGAAATCATTGTCACCAGCTTTGGAGATGACCATTGTGGCAGAACCGTTGCTACCAGTAACATTGACTGAAACTTTATCTTTAATTGATTGGTCAGCTTCAATCTGTGTTTTAAACTGTTGTAATACATTCTCGGCAGTATCTTCACCTTGTGAGGTGTACTGGAATGGTTGTGACATTCCCCCACCGACAGCTACAGTAATTGAGTAGTCCGTGCTCTCAGTAACCTCATCAGGAATTGATACAGTGTACTGCATAGCGCGTCTACCAATATAAAGCTGAGTTACTTTAGGAGTCTGACTCCAAAGTTGTTTAGCAGCCTTATATGCAGCAGTATTCTCATCGAAATCTTCAGCAACTTCAGTTAAGGAAGTATAACCACGCACTCTTTCTTCAAAGTTATCTGTTGAAGCTAAGAATAGTGGCAAACCAAAACCTTCTCTTGTAGTTCCTGCGGTGTTCAATGTAATATCTACATTAACAATTGGATTCCACATTTATTTTACCCCTTTGGAGTCTACATCTAGATGGATAGTATATTCTGGTGGCTCTTGTCCTTCTTCATAAACCAACTCGCCATCAACAATGACACGCTCAATAATACTTCCGCGTTCATCTTTCAGGACTGAATTTTTTACAAGAGTTACAACAAGAGGCGCAGAATTTTCGAAATCTGTATTGAGATAAGTGTAGTCATTTGGGATGGCTCCAGTGTCTAGCACTGTAGCTCCTGTCTCTTCAAGAATTAAATCCCTGACTGAACTCATCTCTAATCGTTGTTTAAGCTCAAGCATAATACTGTGAGCACCTTTCCCATTTACCGTAATTAATACAGGAATCTGAAAAGCAATTCTGTAACAAACTACATCATCTTCAACAAACTTATCAAGAACCCAACCATAAGGTGTTGCAGCATCTTGACAATATACGGTAATAAATGGCTGGTCAGGTTTTAAACCTTTGTCATTTGAGTTATCAGAAGGGTAAGCTCTAATTACGTTTGGTCTATTATTTTTATCACGAGCTAATCTGTGACCAATAACATCCACTAAGGTTCTAACTAGACCTTTTTCAAGTTCTGCTGTTTCTAACTGCATTCATTTTATCCCTTCTAATAATGATATATTCATAATGGGATGTATGGGCTAATTGCTGTGACCAATCCATAGTCATAAATACTTCATACTCATGACCATCAATCATAACAATATCAGACTCATTCCACTCTACATCATCTGAAGTTCTAAGTTTATATGTAGTATACAGGATTCTTGTATCGGTTAGTCTAATACCTTCCGGTAAAGCAATCTGTGTACCATTCTTTACAGAACCTTTGATATATGGCTGGATATTACCTTTACAGTTAACCTCTACAATATCTTGTGAAGCTACCCAATCACCATCATCATTATAATAACCGTCTTCAGAGACTTTACGCTTTACTACAAAGCTGTGTCTGTTTAAGAGTCTCATTTCTTAATACCCTTCTTAGTAGAAATTTTATAAGCAAGGTTATCCCTTAAGTCACCTGTCTCAACAAGAGGTGCATTAAAGCCTTTTTTCTTGACTGTGGAAGGTGCGTTAGGAGGGAGGATAGCAGAATTACCAAAACCTCTTTTAATTGCCTTTTGAGCATTCTTTGCAAATGCTTCTAAGGTATCTGAGGGGTCTACGTTGAGACTGCTAAGTTGCTTATATAGATTCTTCTTAGTCTGCTCTAACAAGGTCTGTCTGTTTAGCATCATAGTGATTTCAAACAACCTACGATATACTTTACCAGAAGCTGAAGGAACCCCAATAACTTCTTGTAAATACATTAAAGCAGGATAAGAAAAACCAGAGCTATGTTGACCTTGTTCTTGAAAATACCCAACTTGAGCATTAGCCGTTTGCAAGTTCTTCATAGCCCCGACTAATTTTGCTCTAGCGGGGTGAATAACCCTTTTAACCATTATTCATCTCGCTCGATAATAAATACGCCATTAACACGGTTGCAGTAATCTCTGCCTTCGTATCTGGCAGCATCACCATATTCTGTGTATTTCTTGACAGAGCAAGGATTCTGACGACGCATATCAATGTCACACTGATTAATACCACCTGCATAGGGTAGTCCTGAAACAGAGCTTTTAACAAGGTCGTCATAAACAGCTTTCAGAGATTTGAATCTGGAAGAGTTACGTAAATAAACACCACCAACCTTCTCATCTCCCATCTTGGCTACTTGAAAGAGTAAATATTTAAGAGCTTTGATGGCTGCTTTCTTTTCATCCTTTCCAGATTCTAGATAGAACCACTCTAGCACAGACTGTTCAATAAGAATTTCATCATTATTGGTGTCTGTGCAGAGGATTCTTACTCTATCAAGAGGGTTATTGGCTGGGTCGCCTGTATAACACATTCATAACCCTCCTTAAGAATATTAGTCTTTAGCGTCAGCACGAACATCTACCAGCAACTGAGGACGAGTACAGTATGGCAGCATGTAAGAGTGAGCTTCGAAGTCAATACCTTCGTCACGGTCTTTTTCATATTCGAATACGTACAGTTCCTGACCAAGTGTATTTGCGTAACCCATCTTAGGACATGGACCATAAGCCACTTCGAAGATGTTGTTTGCTTCACCAAGCATAGAAACGTTAGGGAAAGCGTGTCCTACACCAACCTCTGCACCAGCACCATCAATGCTCACCAGAGTATGAACCTTACCACGCTTGTCTTTGAACTTACCGTTGTACTGGACAAACTTAACACCACCGTAGTAGAAGGTGTTCATGTGAGCCTGAACGCCGTCAGTACCACCAGTTCTCAGAGAACCAGTAATCTGTTGCCAAGCCAGCGGAGTCTGCTGTGCAAGATAAGCGTCACGAATCTTAGGATGCTTAACCAGTTTGCTGAAGAATACACGGTCAACAACTACGTGAATTTCTTCACCGTTGATTACAGTGCCAGTCTTAGCTTCGTCTTCCATGTGCATACGCAGTTCTTCAATAGAAGCGTCGATGTCAGCATTAGGGTTGTCAAGGTCGAAGTAAACAGTTTTCTTCTCAACGTCGAACTGCTTGTACAGGTCAGCATACAGAGTACCACGAGCATCAACAACTTTACCCTTCAGAGCTTGCATAAACAGGAACTCACGAGTAATATCGAACTTGGTACGAATCTTCATCAGCTTCTTAGCACGTACTACAGCTTCAGTAGTCAGTTCGTTTGCAGTGCCTGGCTGACGTACACCCTGAATTTCATCAGGAGTGATGCTTTCAACTTCTTTGAAGTACATCATTGGGAAGCTGATTTGACGAACACGCTCAGGTGCGCTAGTCTCTGCTTTACGGCTATCACGGTCTACCGCATCAAGCAAGCTAACATCCCAATCAGTCAAGTCCATAAGGAAAGTAGTTTGGGTGATTGGTGCTGAACGGAACAGACCTAAGTTGGAAATATACCCATAAGTATTTGGGATAGACTGGACTTCACCAGTCAGGTCAGCAAGGAAAAATCTGCTTTTTTCAGAATTAGTCAACATTGTAAAATTCTCCAGAATGTCTTATTATTGTTATTACAGGCCAGTTGGTACGAAATCAATACCTTTAGCAGCCAGAGCTTTCTTGACGTTCTTAGCATTAACACCAGACTCAAGAGTAAGCATGTCTTTCAGTTCTGCGTCACGGTAAATACCAACAACTTTCAACTGACCGTGGTAAGACAGTTGCAGGTCTGAATAAAAGTTAACGATACATACAGAATCAGCCTGAGCTTCTTCCCCTGCTGCGACTTTAGTACCGTCTTCCTTCAGAACTTCACCTACACGATATTCTGTAGATGCCTGTGGAGTGTACTCTTTACGAGAGTGGCCTGTTGGGGTAACCTGTTCCCAAAGAATGATATCATTCAGAGGTTCTCTTTTACCTAACTTAGTAAAACCTTGATATGCCATTATTGTGTTCCTTATTTGATAAGAGATTTTAGAGCATTCTGGAGAGCCAGTTTGCGTTGTTCAGCGGTGTCTTCGGAAGCATTCTTAGCTGGTTCTTTTTCTTCTTCAACCAAATCAGCTTCGCCGTCATTACCCATTTCTTCCATAGCGTTGGAATGTTCAAGAACAGCACCAGCAGTTTCTTTCAGCTTGGTAATTTCTGATTCTTTTTCTTCCATTGCAGAAGCATGGGACGCGATAGTTTCATTAAGTTTCTGGTTAGCACCTTCCATAGCATTCATAAACAGAACACTCAGAGGGTTATCAAGACCAGCACCTAAAATAGTCGTTGCAGCTTCTTTTGCATCAAATCCAAAAGCTTCAGCAGAAGCAGAAATCTTATTAGTCAAATCTGACAAAGCAGCTTCCTGTTCTTTAGCTTTCATTTGAGCAACCTGAAGACGCAAAGCTTCTAGTTCTTGCTTTTCTTGTTCAGTCATTTCTTCACCTGAATTGTTAACGTTTAAACTTACAGGAGCCTCTTCAGAACCTTGTAAGTAATTTAAGAAATCATCTTGAGACATGATTGAGTTAATTAAACCAAGTTCAAGAGCTTCCTGAGCAGAATAAACATTCGCCTCAGTATTCTTTACAGCTTCTTCAGAGAGATTACGAGATTCGGCTACAAAACCTGTAAAGGTTGCGTAGGTATCATTAATTCTCTTTTGAAGTCTTTCTTTGCTTTCTTCTGAGAGTGCTTGGAATGGTGAACCCATACCTTTAAACTCACCAGCTTTGATGACGTTAATTGTTACGCCATTCTTTTCAAATGCCTTAGTTAATTCCTGATGAACCATAATTACACCAATAGAACCAACATCTGCATCTGGTGATGCAATAATTTCTTCAGCAGAAGATGCAAGAGCGTATGCAGCGGAACAAGCGAACTCATCTACATAAGCAATAATTTTCTTTTGGCCTCTTGAAGCCATAATGTGACGTGCTAATTCAAAGCAACCTGAAGCTTCACCACCACCAGAATCAATGTGCAGAACAATAGTCTTGATTGACTCATCTGCTAAAGCTTCGTCAAAGCCTCTACGCAAACCTTCATAAGAGCTTAATCCACCTGTACACATTGCATCAATGAATGTCATACGATGGGTTAAACCACCCATAATAGGGATAATAGCAATGTCATCTTTTACTTTTAAAAGACTTCTTGCTTCACCTTTGGGTTTATCAAAGTTTACTGCTGCTTGGACATCACCCAGCAATCTGTTATTCACATAAGTTGCTGCTGAGTGAGCTAATGATTCAGTGGCTAGTAAAGGTTGGTTGAATAATCTATCAGCAAGTCTGAAGATATTCGAACTCATTTTTACTCACCCTATTTGTTTAAATCTACAGAGACTGAAGAGATAACATAGATACCTTCTTCAGCAAAGAATTGAGGTTTGCTAAGAGCACCAGTTGCCACGCATTTATCGTTAGCATCCCACAAGCTATAGTGTGAGACCGTTGCAGAAGCTGGGACAGTAATATTAACTGTGTCTTCTGAGGCAATTAAGCCATTATCCGGTTCAGAAAAATAAATAGCCACTGGCTGAGTAACCTTATTTGCTGTAGGGTCTGCCGTTGGGTCTACATTGTGTAAAATAATAGTCGTTGGGGTTAGCGTGGCGAGGATTTTATTCTTACCATCAATAGTTAATGTTCCCATTAATTAAACCTTACTTTTTGTTTAAGGACTGTTGAATGGTTACCAGATTCATCTACCACATTTACAATCATATCATATACTTTACCTTTGACAAGTACTTTGTAATCATTTTGTGAAAAAATGTATTCAAGTCTGTTTGTTTCTTTATTAACTGTCATTGGAGATTGAAATGCAGTATCGAGGGTAATGAAAGCGGCTTCAATGCTATTAACATTGATACGTTTATTCTCGCAGTTATATAACTTTACACCCAAAAGGCATGAACTGTCAAATGGAATTTTAACAATTTCACTACAATTTCCTGAAATAAACGGTTTTCCACTCATTGGTGCATCAAGTAACCTGCAAATAGTGAAAACGTCAGAGATTCCACCATCACTAACATAACCTGAAAGGCTGACCCTTGAGCCAGCCTCTACAGATAACTTATCAGTAATGATAAGGACACCCCTATACGAATGCACTCGTGTAGCATTTGAAATAGAGATAACTTCAGCCATTATTTATTTGCCTTATTTGCTGTGCTTGGGTCTTTCGCTGAAGGTGTCTTTGCAGTACCTTCTCCAGCGGTCTTATAACCATCTCCTGAGCGGCTTTGGCTATTTGGAGAAAGCTTTTCAGATACTGGTTGAGACTCATCAGCAGGAGGAAGACCAATATGCTCTCTAAGTTTGTTAGATAGCTCTTTGTCAACTTCCAAAGCACCTACTGCAACAGTCTTCTGAATATAAGAACCAATTGCTTCAAGGTCTGGAGTTTCGATATCATCATATGTGATTTGTACATGTTCTTCATCATCCCACATATTAAGAGCATAAGTCTGTGCAACTAAATCACGGTTAATTACGTTCTTAATTTGCTTCAGCAAAATATCTACTGACATTGCTAATAAGCTTGTCTTAGAATCTGCAAGAGAGAATGAACCATATTTTGACTGACCCATAGCAAGAACATCTGACATAAATGCCATCATAATTTGCTTGGAATATCTGTCAATGATAGAACCTGTATCATATGCTTTAGCACCCTGTCTAGAGACTAATGAGAACTCAAAAATATCCTCTTTAGTATCTGGGTCGATATATCTAGGCCAGATTAAACCTGCTCTGTCATTAGCAATCATATCATTAACAACAGTTTTGCAGTATTGTACGAAAGCTTTCTTTTCAGGTTCTGCATTTTCATCCAGATAATCTGGTGGTAAACCAATCTTTGGCATACCTACCAAGTCTCTTGAAACACCAACAGCTTCGTACTCTTCAATCTGAACTTTATACTTCCACGGTACATAGGCATTAAGTAATGGTGAACGACCTTCTGGGTTTCCATATTCATCATCATACTTAAACAGCATGAATTTAGCTCGTGGAAGTTTTCTTGTTAGTGGTCTTTCTCCAAGATTAATTGCTCCAGCAATATGTGAAACATTTCTCAGATTCTGTCTAACACCAGTAACTTTTCTAAAGTCTTCGTCAAAATACCACTTATCAAGTGTTGATTGGTTTCTGATTGGTAATTTAGCCCATCCAATTAGACCATCATCAAATTTTGACTGGTACTTTCCTTTTTTACCCTGTCGCTTCTTATAAACTTTCTCGTTAACACAAAACCCATAAGTGCAGAATGACATTACAGAATTAATAAAATCTGCCCAATCATGCTCCATGTCATCCATTAAAGAATTAAAGAAGTCTGCTCTTTCAAGCATTTTAGGGTCTTGCTCTTTTCCCTTTGGAGGTACGAATCTCCAGTTGACTTTTCTGACAAACATCTTAATAATATTTACAGATGCTGCTACAGCAGGGTCACGCATCATTAATTGGAAAGTTTTAATACTTTCAGGGAACCTTAGTGCCTGACGAGGTTCTTCATAGATTCTTCCATTCTTAACCTTCAGACCCAAAGAACCTACTTCACCCATTCTAAATGGTGGTAAGCTTTCTTGTGTTTCTGTAATATCTGCCATTCTTCTCACCTAGCTATCAACGTCTAAGCCCCTCATATGGGTTTCCTCTCACTAAATCTGTGTGAGCACCCATTGATGGTGGCTTGAATAATTTAACTTCGTTAAGACTGTTGAAAGCATCACTGGTAGCATCCACTTGGTCATCTTTAGTTTTACCGTCACCACAAAAGCCTTCAAGTTCTTGAAAGTAAGCTTCATTCCAACTACCTCTCAAGACTTTTACAAGTCCAGCTTCAGAAGCAGCAGAAAATCCCGCAAAGCGGGTAACTTTATCTTTATTTGTTGGTTTGGCTCTTGCTCGATAACCTTTCTCGGCAAGTTTCCTGATGAGGGATGTTGCGTAGGATTTACCAGCAGCGCCTGGGTCTTGAGGGATAAAAATACCAGTTCGCTTACCGTCACTTTCAGCAGTCAAATTAATTTGTGTTTCGACTCCAGAGGGTCTATCTCTAAATCTTACTACATCAATGATATAATAGCAACCGTCTTTTTTAGATTTACCCATCTTAACACCTGCTGTCCAGTCTGGATTAGGGTTAATCTCAGATGGTAAAGTTGCTGCTAAGTCCCATGCTCTAACATCAAATACATCTTCTGGGAGTGAATCAACAATTTCACACCATTGTCTTTGCCAATAATTTGAACCTTCTGCACGAGCCTTCCAGTTACCGAAACGAAGTCTTGCAACGTTTACAGGAGTGTTGTTTTCCAACTTACCACGGTACTTAGGTTCTAAGAAGTCAAGAATTGGGTTATCATCAATTGTACCAGAGATGAAGGTGTATGTTTGAGGAATCTCAAGAGGGAACATTTCAAGAATCTTGTCTCTCTCCCAATCAGAAACCATCACACCATCATTCATTACATACCAACGAATACGACCACACTTTTCAGGGTCTGGATAACCTTCTTCATCTAAGAAAGGTTCTACCCAATCGTAAATAAAGTGGTCTCTGTCTGGGTTCATAGAAATCTTCATGTATGAATCACCTTCAGCACCAGAACGTAGACGGGTTTGTAGGTATGAAATCTGTGAAGCAGAGAAGTGTGTACCTTCGTCAAAGTAAATAGCTGAGTATTCAATACCCTGATGACCTTCAGCGTGCTTTTCAAGTTCTAGGTAGGTAAACTTGATAGTTGCCCCAGAAGGGAATGTGATAGTCATTTTCTGCTCGTGAGGAATCCCACCAAACTTACCAAATAGTTTCTTTGCAGCAGGCCATAAACCACCTTGTAACTGTGTTGTATTTCGACGGAAATATACAGCATTATAGTTAGGGTCTTCAATAAATCTTAAAGAGTCCATTAACAATGCGGCAGTCTTACCAGCACCAGCAGCACCACCATAGAGTACCAAGTCAGCATTAGTATTTAAAAAGACCTCTTGAGAACCCGGCTGAGGGGCTACATAGTTCTTATCAGTCATCAATTTAAAGATAAGGCGAACTTGGTCTGGTGTGTATCTTAATAAAGTCAGAATTTGAGTTGGAAGGAATTTAGAGGGGTCTTTACCGAATGATTTAATAATTTCTTTTACTTCATCAGAAAGCCCCAACTCTCCAGCTAGGACTTTCCTAACATCTTCCACTCGCTTCTGCTTAACAGCATTTAAGTCCATTAAGCACCTCCGCAAATAGAATTATTCAGAGTCTGTAGCAGTCTCTTCTTTCTTAACTTCGAACTTTGCATCAACAGCATCAAGAAGTGCATCCATAGATGCTTCTTTAATATCAATACCTGTTGCTACAGACAATCTGTCTGCAATTGCCATGATAGTATTCTGCATAAATTCTAGCTTTTTGTTAGCTTCATAAAGTTCTTTATAAACGGTCTCACTCATTATGTTTTCTCCAAATAATTAACCATGTTTCTCCTTAAAAAAGACGGCACAGAGACCGTCAAGGAGAAACCACAATGTACGTCAGAGACATACTGTATAAGCCTTCTTATAAAGTATAACTCTGTAAAAAAGCCCTGTCTAAAAATACTCTTCGGTAGCGAAAGGAAGAATACTTATAGCAGGGCATTATTATTATTTTAATTGAGAGAGAGTAAAATAACTTGGAGAATCCGAAGGGACTCGAACCCTTATAAACCTGTTTTGCAGACAGGCACATAGCCATTTCTGTCACGGATTCAAATTGGAGGAAGATACCAGACTTGAACTGGTACACCGATTTCTCAGCTACTGGCAGTTTAGCAAACTGCTCCCTTACCTTTTAGGGTTAATCTTCCATTTATTTCTGTAATGCGTTCTTCATTTCTGGTGTTGCAATAGTGTCAATTACACCAGTTTTACAGGCATCGTCAAACCAGTCTGGTAAGATACCTGCTAAGAACCCATTGATATTCGTTTTAAGGTACTCTGCAATAAGGGCAGCTTCTTCTTCAATCATCTGCACAACTTCATCTGCATAAGCTGTAATCTTTGAAATACCTTCATTAATCTTACTAACAGCCTGATTAGCTAAATCAGAAATAGTATCAAGACCCTCATCAATAGCGTCTTGTAAGTCACTTAATACATCGTTAACACTCTCTAGTGTACTGTTAATTGTATCAATAGCTTTTTGACCATATTCTGTAGCAACACCCATAATACCACTGAACGGTGTACAACCAACTTGTTCTCCTGCTGCACTCATAACATTGGAATATCCCTTTGCTACCTGCATACGTGATGAAAACTCATCAATAGACTTTTGACCGTAGTCTGTCAGGGTCTTAGTAGTTGCTGTAGTGCTTGTAAGGCTTGTTGTAAAGCTGTTTAGAAGGACTGTTGTAAGTCCAGCAGCAACAAGTTTCTCCTGCATTGTAGGGTCTGTTACAGAACTAATAGAGCTTACAAGTGATGTAGAGGCAGCTACGGTTCCACCGAGAACTGCTGCACCAGTAATAAGTGGGTTAGAAAACCCTTTACCGGTTTTTAAGAGATTAAAAATCTCCTTACCTTGTTCTGTCATCTCTTTCATTAAGCACCTTTGAAATTGGTAGTCCAGTGGGATTTGAACCCTCTTCTCATGTTTTTCAGACACGCGCTTTAACCATATAAGCTACTTGGACTATAAATTGGGGTGACCTACGGGATTTGAACCCGTATAGACCATGTTCACAGCATGGGTCATTACCATTTATGATAAGGCCACATTTAAGGACTCTCGTAAGAACCCTTAGAAGTGGCAGCGGCATAAGGATTTGAACCTTAATAGGACAGCTTCAGAGACTGTTGCATTGCCAGTTATGCTATACCGCTAAATTTGGTACTCCATATCGGATTCGAACCGATACATAACACAGATTTTAAGTCTGGCCTCTCTGCCAATTGGAGTAATGGAGCATTGGCGGGGGATGTTGGAATTGAACCAACTTCTTCGATTTCAAAGACCGAGGTTTTAACCTTGTAAACTAATCCCCTTTAAATCTTTACTTTCTCAGTGGATGAATAAAGAATGCCAACATAACTCTTTCCCTTGAGAATGCTCTTTCTTCTGGGACAACACTTTTTAGTTTCCATCCAATATAAATTCTCCAGTAAAACTGTTTACCAAAGACTTTAATTGATGGGATAAAAGCGAATAATCCCCAAGCATTACTGTTCCACATTAGGAGATAACCTGTCTGATTATCTTCAGGGTCAGAACTTACGTTGATATTACCTTTCCACTTAGTAACATCTTTTACATCTCTTCCTAATACATGGTAAGAGAAGTTATAAGCTTTGTTTCTCCAGAGCCATCCGACTCTCTGCATGTAGACACCCAGCTTACCAATCTTTCTAATCTTAGCCCATCGTTCGATATGACCTTCGTCACCATCAATTGGGTTGTCATATGTCTCCATCCATCTAAATCCGAAAGGTAAGTGGCCTTTCTTCTCACTGTAAAATGGAACTACGAAAGGTGCTAAGATAACTGCTAAGGTTGCTGCTAATGGTTCTAGCAAAGCTAGGAAAATCCATGAAGCATATTTTAAATATCTCATCGTCTAATCCTTGTAAGGAGATAAATGTTATTATTCGTTTCTAAACCTTCTGGTAAAACTGTCTCAAAAATAACACTCTTTAGCTGTCTACCACCAAAACAATCACGTATAAATCTTTCTACTCTAGCGGGGTCACATAAGTACCCTACTTTTAAGAAAATGTGGTGTTCAACACCAATGACCCTGACAAACTCAATATTCTCACAGTTTTCATGTTCAACTACTGTTAATGTTTGCATAGTATCACCTTTTTATCTGGCGCAGGATAAGGGATTCGAACCCCTATTAACAGCTTCGTAGACTGTTGCTCTATCCATTTGAACTAATCCTGCAAAATTGGTGTTCCAAGACGGATTCGAACCGTCACTAATACAAGGTTTGAGCTTGCATCCTCTGCCAATTGGGATACTGGAACATGGTACTCACTAAAGGACTTGAACCTTTTTCTTCATCTTGTAAGGGTGATGTTTTACCATATAAACTAAGCGAGCATGAAAGAGGTCTGAAGTTGTGCCGCTAACTCAACTCCGTGGAATTTGTTACGGTCTTCAGTTGACACCAGCGGTCTTTCACTTGACCTCTGAATTGGTGCTCCCACAAGGATTCGAACCCTGATAAGTTGCTTACAAGGCAACCGTAATAGCCAATTATACGATAGGAGCATTAATTTGGAGCATCCAGAGGGAATCGAACCCTCAACCTCAGTTTGGAAGACTGTAATTTTCCCGTTTAAACTATGGATGCACTAATTGGTGGAGAAGCAGGGAATTGAACCCTGTACTTAAGTTTGCAAAACTTATGTTTTAACCATGTAAACTACATCCCCAATGTCTGGTACAGGTGGAGGGAATTGAACCCATCGTCTTACTGATTAAGAGTCAGCCGCATAACCATTTTGCTACACCTGCATTAATTTGGTAGGAGACAAGGGATTCGAACCCTCAAGCATCTCGTTCTAAGCGAGATAGGTCTACCAAGTTGCCGTCAATCTCCCATTAAATCTTTTTAGAGAACTTCTAAGAACCTGAGCAACAAGGTTCCACAACAAGCGACTAATAACCTTAGAAGCCCTCTAAAAAGACCTAAATAGGTCTTTGCATAGTCTTGTTTAATCCGGTGACTAGAACCTTTGGAGAGCTTGATATTATCTCTTCTCCGTGACACCTACTAGGTGCTTTATCAGTGTACGACAATACACGAGGGATAAACCGAAAATGCGAGCAAGCATGGACGGTGTAAATCTTATTAGGCGGTAAGTAAAGGAGTCGAACCCTCACCGTATCTCTACAGTGGCAACTGTTTTCAAGACAGTTTGGCTACCATTAGCCGCTACCTACCCCTAATAAGACTTTGGCATGGGACGGAGGAGTTGAACCCCTTTGAAACGGTTTTGGAGGCCGTTGCTCATGCCTTAGAGTCTTAACATCGTCCCATACTGTAATTCGAAGCTTACCGTATTTTCGCAACACTGTAAAGCCCCTTCTCAGATTATTTACATGTTCTGGAAAACATGAGATACAGACCACCTCCTTACAGGAAGACACGCTTAGGTCGTCTAAGTAATCTGCTAACTAAATTGGTCGAGGCGGCAGGACTCGAACCCGCATACTCCACTTACTCGGTTAACGGCGGTTTAGAAGACCGCTGAGATACGCCCCGTAATTATCTTTAAAGACTCTCTTAGAAAGCCCTTAAAGATGCCCACCTTATTAATCATACCGTGGGCGAGTACGCCAAATTCTTTGATGAGGGATTGGAAGACCTCACTGGTGTTTAGCCTATCAAGCTACTGCCAGAAAAACATTGTCGTTTGCATTTATTTTAAATTTGCAAAATAGACGCTACGCAACGAAAACTAAGGTTACTATAAAGTAGTCACATCTCAATGTCAACAACTTTATTGAAATTGGTACTGGTAGGTGGAATCGAACCACCGATGTTCCCTTATCAGGGGAGTGTTATAACCTTCTTAACTATACCAGCTTGGAGGTTCAGGTGGGAATCGAACCCACATTCATAGGGCTTATGAAACCCTTGCATTACCTTATCTGCGACTGAACCATTTTTGGTAGAAGTGGAGGGATTCGAACCCATCGCCTGTCAGATTAAAAGTCTGCCGCATCACCATTCTGCTACACTTCCATTAAATTATCTTTGTAGATAAGCTACCCAGACTTGCTTAAGGTCTGTAGCGATGTGCCTTTTTGGGTTTAAATCTAGAATTTACCCTTTCACCCTTTGTGGTCGCATACTCACAGGTAAGCTTAATAACTTATCTACAAAGATAATTACCAGACCGTTGTTTATCATCTTAAGTGCTACCATTACACCAACTCGACATCTGCCGAGTGAAGGAATCGAACCTTCGCCTTTTCTTTACCGGAGAAATAGATTGTTTAAGTTTTGCTGTAAACGGTCTTCTGTAAATTTGTTGAGCCAGACCAAGTTTTAAATTTTCAAAATTAAATTGGCTTGAAATTTCATACATTCTTGCTGTATTTGGTCTTCTGCTCCCTTAAAGAATACTCGTAAGAACTCTTTAAGGGAGGGGCTAAATAGCCCTCTCAAAATTGGCGGTTACGAAGGGATTTGAACCCTCATCATCTCCCGTGACAGGGGAGTATTTTAACCAAATTAAACTACATAACCTTTATTGGTGTGTCGTGTAGGAGTCGAACCTACCGAGTCTCAATGACAAGGGATTTACAGTCCCCACCGCTACCATCTACGGGATAACGACACATTTAAATTTGGCGGTTAGTCAGGGATTCGAACCCTGTGCCATTCGCTTAACAGGCGACCGCACATACCTTATGTGCTTCCTAACCTTAATACATTGCCAGACCGTGTTTTTTCTTTTATCCGCAAAAAGTATTTTGTTGCTGAATACGGTCTTCTGCAAAATTGGAGGCGGGTGCAGGAGTCGAACCTGCCGATACCATGCTAATGAGACATGTGAGACGCCCTTTCTCTATACCCGCAATTCTCAATGACCAGACCAAATATCTTCTTTGTCCGATTTCGTGTCAGATGAGTAGATTAAGTTTGCTGTAATTGGTCTTCTGTCAAAACTGGCGTTCCAGAAGGGATTTGAACCCTCAGATATCCACTTTGAAAGAGTGGTGACTTTACCATTTTGTCTACTGGAACATTAATTTGGTCTCTGTTGGAGGACTTGAACCTCCGGCCTTACCGCCCCAAACGGAACGCTCTACCAAGCTGAGCTAAACAGAGATAAACTTTTCAAACTCTATGTAACCACTTTAACATTATTTTTTAGTGGTTGTCAAGAACTTTTTTAAAATATTTTTCAGTATCTTAGAAAAGCTCTCGTTTCGTTTCTATGTAGAACATATTAAAGGGCATCAAACACATTGTCAATACCCTTTTTAAAACTTTTTACCAGATATAACGGTCAATCATTACTGCTTTGAGCATTACGCTGATTGGGTCAAACTTCTCACCACCAAGCAGAGCTTTTAAAGTAGCTGGAGAAAAACCAGATACCATTGCTACACCGTTATCCTTAACAGACACTTCGCAAGTACCATTACGGTTTGCTAAGTACCAGAATACCAGTTGAGGCATTTCGTATCCAGCTTTTTTGTACTTACTACGAATTGCTTCAAAGTTTGTACGACCGTTAGCTCCATCAACCTGATTGAACTCCATATCGGAGAAGATGATAAGCTTACTTGGCATATCTTTCTGAGTCAAGTTGTTTCTTTTACCTGTTTCAAGAATACGGTCAAAAGCTGCTTGTAAGTTAGTTGAGCCATATTCAACGTGTCGCATCACCTGACGATGACGGTTTCGTAAATCACCACTCAGTTCGATGAAGTGAGGGTTTGTTGAATAAACCATCAACTCATTCTTAAAGCAACCTGTATTACGTTCTGCTACATACAATGCAAGTGAAACACCAATATCAAGAGCAGTAATTGAACCAAAATTCACCCAAGACATTGAGCTTGAAACATCAGACATACACAAGATGTTTTCACCCTCTGCCATCCAGTTTGGTAGTGCTTTCCACTGCTCATTAGCAACATCTGCATTACCATGCTTAACAGATTTAATTACATCGTATGGGTAAACAGCACCAGCATTAATCTTAGTCTCACCCTTTGATAAGGACTCGATGTAAGCTTTGTAGCGTTCTCCATCTTTGCGGTTAAACAGTTTTTGGTAACGTGCAGCAGCAAGTGAAGGAATCTTACTGTAGTCAATCTTACCAAACTCATTAGCAGAGATTTTTTGCTCAACTGTATCAGATAGTGCAGACAACAGTGTGCGGTACTCTTTCTCACTCAAGTTGGCAAACTTGCAGAAACGTTTTACAAACTGCTTATGACGTGGTTTGACTCGTGGTAACCACTTAGCCGCCAAACCTGCTGTTGCAGGGTCTAGTAATGCTGCTTCTAGATGTTTGAAGGCATCTGTCTCGAAACGAGTACCTACGAAGATTTTGAAGTCATCAAAACGACCAAGTTCTGCAATCTTATCCATAATGCGAAGAACCTGCGTAGGCTCTAAAACTTTGTCTTCAATCGCTTGAAGTAAAACAGTTCTGAAGGCTTTACGCTCACCCATACCTTCTCGTACATCTCGCATATGAAGCAAAATACGAACTGCAACATCAACATCCTCACGCAAAGCTTTGTAGAACAGGTCTGGTAAGATTTCTACGTTGCTACGGCTTGAACCAGCAGCTTTGTAAAAGTCTACAAGAGCAGACATTGATGAAGTATGGTTTACAGCACCATTTTCAGTTCGACCTGCATGAAGGTGCGCATGTTTAAATAATTCGCTCATATTTTACTCTCTTCTCTCATTTGTTTGTTGATGTGACAGACTTTAGAGCAACTTTGTAGAGTCTGTCAACACCTTTTAAAATTATTTTTTGAGAGTCGCTACAGCAGAGAACGTTGGTTTGTTATCTGTCTGAGACTGACCACCATTATCAGGGGTCTTCTTAGTGTCTGCTGCAATCGCTTTCATCTCACCTGCTGAGTGAGTCATGATGGTTTTACCAGCCTCCATCATCGACTTCAGGTTTACATCGTCAGTCGTCAAACCGAACTCTGCAAGCTTAGCAGCATCCCTTGTAACAACCGCCTCAAACAACTTTGCAGCAAACTCAGCAGAATTATCAATGGTCAGTTGAGCTTTTACAAGTGAGCTTTTGTTACGAGAGCCTTTTGGTCTTCCAGATGGGTTTCCAGACTGGCCTTTTTTAAACTGGCCTTTGTTTGTTCTGTTTTTCATTGGTATGCCTCTTATAAGACCTCTTAAAAGGCTTTTAAGATAAAAGATAGATATCCAGAAAGATATCTGTTTAAATAGCCTTTTTAGAGGAACCTTTTAAGTTATCTTCTAAGTATTTATAAGCCTACACCTTGTCAAGTACTTTGTCAACAACTTTTTTAACTTGCAATAGTTCTTGACTTGTTGTATGGATTACTGTACCATCTTACTTAAAGCTGTAGGTCTGCCTTGTTCTACAAAGGAGACTTAATGAGAAAATCAAATAAACCGAAGAAAGGTAAGAATACCAATCACTGTAAGGAATCAAAAAGGGTAGAGTTAATCTACTATTCATCCTCTGAAATTGGTCTGTACCTGTTCTTTCAAAATTACAGAAGACAAGAGGATTATCTATGTGTAGTTCCCAATTAGAAATCGCAGATATTATAGATTTATATCAAACTGCAAAGAGTCATGGCTATATAACCTCAATTGGAAAGAATAGTCACTATGATGCTTTGACTGGAATGTATTTCAGGGCAATGGCTCAATCTAGTGAACAACACTTAATGGTTTCTTCCAGTGAGTTTACTTCGTTTCTCTATTGCAGCAAAATTATAAACCGCAGGAGAACTGAAAAATGTTAACAGTAAGTTTTAATTACAATAGTGATGGCTCTGTATCAATTAATTCACCATATGCAAATGACCTGCTTAAAGAGCTAGTCAATCAGTGTGATAGAGGTCTTCACTATGTTCAAAATTCTTTTAAACAGAAGACTATTGCTAATAACTTGATGCGTGTAACAGTAACGGCATCGAATCAAAATTATGACTTTGATAGTGAAAGTCCGTACTCATTAGTTGCGCTTGGAGAGAGCAGCCAATTCAAACTTGTTTGCCACGACTCAGAAACATTCCTTAAGGTATTTTCCAACCTTATCCATAATAATAAGTACAGCTACGTTGATGGTAGTGTAAATTTCTATCCAGCAAACTATACATGTTTGTTGGTTGATAATATGAGAAAAAGTAAGCAAGAGCCTACAGAAATTTCATTTGATGTGAACTCTAGTCCAGACGCAGAAACAAGTAAGAACTTTGATATGAGTTACGCATTGTCACTCAGTAAGAAATCCGAGTTCATTGATTATGTCAATGGATTTGGTTTTAAGTTTGATGAGAGTATGAATCTTAAAAAACTTAAGAACCTACTTAAGACCAAAGCTTAAGTGTGAATAGGGGCTGATGCCCCTTTAACTATTTATAAGGATATTTAATGAAAGCTAAGAGTGCAAAAGACTTTTATTGCTTCCTACAATCCTATATCAATTCCGTGCAAAATGGTGAAAGGTACAACCTTAATGATGTTATCCCAACACCTTTGACATGGAGACTCAGCAAATGGCCTGAAGAAGATATTACACCAACAATCGAACAGCGTACCTACAAACCTGAAATCAATATTCCAGATTCTGAGAACCTATTATATCCAATGTTCCATATTGTTGGACTTGGAAGATTCCTTATGTATATCCAGTATGTAATTGGTAAAGGTTATAAGGTTAAAGGTATTGTTGTTGGTGATGTATCTCCGCATCACAAAGGTTATTTTAGACTAAACGCACATTTAGAGGCTAAAAAGAAATGATTAAAGCAAAGACTTACCCAGACTTCAAAGAGTTTGTGAAGGGTTTCATTGCAAATGTAAAGGCTGGTAAGAGGTATGATTTTAGAACATATCAAGAGGCTATTTTACCACTTACCTATAGTTCATATTGGCCTGAAGCTGATATTGCAGAAGTTGAGAAGTTTGACTACAAACCAGACTACAAAGTTCCATTTAGTGATGAATTGCTTTACAGTGTTGGTGCACAGATGAGAACTGCTGATTTCTTCATGGATTTGCAGTATGCAATCATCAATGGTAAAGATGTTGACACAATTTACTGTGAATGGTTGGCAAGAGTTAAGCCGTTCTCAATGTTGAATGCTAAGTTGAAGGATGCTATTAAGTCACCAGCAATTACTCAGCAACCGACAGGTCAAACAGTCAATGAGGGTGGCACACTTACTCTAAGCATTCTAGCAACTAACGCCACTGGATATCAGTGGAAGAAGGATGGTGAGGACATCCCTAGTGCCAATTCTGCAACTTACACAAAACAGTCAGTAGCACCTTCTGATGCTGGTTCATACACTTGTGTTGTATCTGGAGAGGGTGGAACAAGTGTTACCTCAGATGCAGCAACAGTGACTGTGAATGCACTTCCTGTCATCACTCAGCAACCAACCAATCAAGAAATCACTGAAGGTGAGACCTTAACACTGAATGTTGTGGCAACAGGTGCGACAGGTTATCAGTGGAAGAAAGATGAGGAAGACATCCTCGATGCAACTACTGCAACCTACACCAAAGAAGGAGCAACCGCTGCTGATTCAGGAAGCTACACCTGTGTAGTTACTGGCGCAGGTGGCTCTGTAACATCTAATGCAGCAACAGTTACAGTTAATCCAGCAGGGGAGGCATAATGCAACTCTCAAGAAAAGGTTTAGATGCTATTAAGTTCTTCGAAGGTCTGAAGTTAGAGGCTTACGAAGACTCTGCCGGAATCCCAACAATTGGGTATGGGACAATCCGTATTGACGGAAAACCTGTTAAGATGGGTATGAAAATTACTGCTGAACAAGCTGAACAGTATCTTCTCGCAGATGTTGAAAAGTTCGTTGTAGCAGTGAACAAAGCCATCAAGGTTCCAACTTCTCAGAATGAGTTCGATGCACTTGTAAGTGAAACATACAACATCGGTATCACAGCTATGCAGGATTCTACATTTATCAAGCGCCACAATGCTGGTAATAAGGTAGGTTGTGCAGAAGCTATGCAGTGGTGGAACAAGGTTACAGTCAAAGGTCAGAAGGTCACTTCAAACGGACTGAAAAACAGACGTAGAATGGAAGCTGACATTTATCTTGACAGTGTATACCCAAAGTAATATCTTCATAGGCTCCTTCGGGAGCCTTTTTTATTTTCTAAGGAGAAAACTATGAAGCTTTGGGCTAGTGACTTTGGAACTTTTAAGTACACTCGTAACGGCTCGCTTGTACGTATCATTGGAAGTAACGTTGTTACAGTTGGAGATAGGGTACATACAAGGTTTACTGTTGAGTTGGTTGAACTATCGCCTATTGAGTCTGCTAATAATGGTTTATTCAAGTTTGAAACTTACCATGTAAATGAGCATGGACAGTTTAATACTCTAGGTGAAAGTGGTCTCGATATTATTTCAGAGAACCCATTGACAAGAGAGCAACTTGCAGGTTACTATAAAACCATTCTTGAAAGAACTTTGGCGACACATGAGCATGAAGCCAGATATCACATTGAACGGTGTGAAGTTCTAAAAGCAAAAATCGAACAAGCAGAGAGAGGTTTTTATGAATAAAGATGTTAGAGATATCCAAGTAAAAGTTGACACGTTTGGCCATGATGGTCGAGAAGATATAGGTTTTGCCGATGCAGTAATATACAAGTGCAACGGAGATTTATTCCTTCAGTTTACAGGGTCTGGAAGCACACTTCATCGAGTACGAGATGATGAAGATGGTTGTCCTGTATTTGGTTGGTTTGACAGGGAGTTCCCTCTTTACGCAATCCACTACCCAGATGGTGGTGAAGATTGGACAACCCAATCAATCTTTGATGAGCTTAATGGTGTTCCAGTTGAGCAAGAAGAGCGAGAGCCTGTTGAACTTACCTTCACCTTTATCAAAGAAGAGAAAGTAGGTGACTTGTCAGTAACTGAAGCAATTCAAGTCTCACAGGTGATTCGTTAATGAGTAAAGTACAGGTTATTTTCCCTATTTGTGACTTCTCACTAGAGCGTGAACTTGACCTGTACGAAGAAATTACTGACGAAATTATATGGTCTGTTGTAGAAGAGGCTATCAAGAAACTGTATGGTGGCCTCTTAAATCCATCAAGTAAAAAGCTCACTACTAAGCAAGTAGCTGATACGTACACTTCATATGATGCCTACAACAAGCCTTTTGAGAACACCTGCTTTGACCTTATGGTAGGTAATAATAAAGTCAACTATTTCTTCGTCAGAGAGTTTAACGATGAGTAAGCTCCATGTCACAGTTTACAAAAACTTCTCAGATATTAAAGAGTCTTTAACAAATAAGCTTGACTTACAACGTAAAAGACTCTTCTTAATGTACGATATAGACAACTACAACCATCCTAAAGAGTTTAACTACAAAGATGGTACAAAGGTTGTTGAGTTTGAAGATTCTGTAACGGTGTATGTCAAGTATGACTTGCCAGCAAAGTACATAGGGATGTTAGAGTACTATATATTCAAACATACTGGTATGCGTGGTGAATCTGTAAAGATATCTTCTATAGAAGTTTTTGAGAAACCAAACACACAACTTAAAAAGTATTTAATGAGGAAACTGTAATGTCCGAAGAGCAACAGAATATCACTCCACAAGTAACACTGGTACAGCATTTTGGAAATATTGAAGGGTGTATTGCACTTTTTCAACCAAATATCAACTCTCCTGTAAAAGTTTGTAAGTTGACTATGAATGTTAACAACATCAGTGTTTGCCTTGTTGAAGAAGTTCAATATTTCAAGTTCAATGACAGAGAGGTTGATGCCGCACTATTGAAGTACCGAGCAAGCCTCGAAAAAGACATCGACCACAAAGAACTTGTAACACTGTTTGGTGACCTTCACAAGCTTCTTGAAAAGGTTATGAAGCGCACATACTACATGAACAACGGTTCAATCATCACCACTTTGATTTCACCATGTATTTCAGAGCCAATTTTAACTGATGACGGTGGATACTACGTGGTAGCATCAGCAGATTCTGATTGGTGGATGAAGAACACAGCACTTAAAACAGTGATTGAGGCTATCCGCGAACATATCCCTTCATTCAGCCCGTGGAAAGGTAAAAGTGATGATTTCATTGCACTATTGAGTGAAGAGAGTAACAAGCGCAGTGCATTGCTGCCTAAAAAATACTCTTGACCGAGTATACAACACTGATTATGATGGGAGCTATCGAGAGGTAGTTCCCTTTTTAGTTTCTAGATAAGAGACATGGTAAAAGAATGAAAAAACTAACTACAGTTGAAGACTACTACAAACTGTCCCTGTTAGAGCAGTATCGTAGGAGCCAGAATATCAGAAAATGCTACGGTAAACACGCTGAAGGTGACTTTTACCGTTGCTACGATGCAGATTTAAAAGGTGTAACACCTAGAGGTAAAGTCCTGCAAAGGCTTGTTGACCTTGAGTGGAACAAACGATTGAGAGGGGTTGGGAAATGATTTACGAAGAAAGATACAAGATAGATTATCAGAAGACTGGTCATCATACTTCACTAAGAGTAACCAAACCAAATGGGGATACTGGTATCATAGCACATTTTGGTGGTGATTATTGGTACGGTACAGGTTGCTTTGAAGGCTACACTCAAGAATACTTGAAAGCTTTCTACAGAGATTTTACAAATGACTACAACAGGGTTGTTGAAGAGAAGAATAAGTGTATTAAGCATGAACACCATGCCAGAGGCTGCCTAAGTATTGTTATGGTACTGGCGTTCTTCTTAGCAATGTTACTGGCAGTATCAGCAATCAGCTACATAGCTCAAGATTTAACTATCACACAGATTACTGCAAAGGTATATGATGTATGGTACTTGTATGCTGTTCCTTTAGCTGGTATCATTATCTCACTACTAAGATTCAGAGTTCATAAGAAACGACTTAAGGATTCTGAGGTTAAACTTGAAGAGGTAAGTAAAGAATGCAACCTACAATTATAGCTGTATGTGTTCGTTTTGCAATCGCTGAAATGATTAACAAGGCAATCTTAAAAGATGCCTATGGAGAGACTAAGTAATGATTAAGACACCTGTACCAATTTTTGGATTTCCTTCTATAGAAGAATTCAAAGTTTATCTTGACAAAAACTTCTACAACGAGCAGCCTGTAACACTTCTGAAGAGTGACTTATCAGAGCTTCTTGATATGGTTATTAAGGCAACTTCTGAGAAGGAGCCTGAACAGAAAGCTGAGAAGAAGACTAGTAAGAAATCTGATAAGAAGACTGAAAAATCTGAGTAATAACTTGAGGGGTTACTTGATAGCCCCTTTGTAGGAACTTAGAAGGTAGCGAAATGAAAGAACTTATAGGTAAAGAGCTTGACGTTGTAGATGCAAAGACACAGAGGTATATAGCTACTGTTAAGTTTCTTGGAATGAATGATGCAAGTGATGATTACCCTCTCAACTGCATAGTTTTAGATAAGTTTAAGGTTTGTGGTATTAATTTTAATGAGGATAACTTTATAAGCTTTGATAAGGACGGTTTCTGGCGTGGTAAGAACCATCCTCAAGCAAATGAGTTTGATATGCGTCTAGTGATACCACAAAAAGGTAAATCACAAAATGTAAAAGATATCCTTGTAGAAGCCTACGCGGAAGGTATAATAGATGTTGTGCATGATGTTGAAAAAGCTTTAAAGCTTGTTATGCCACATTTAGAATCTGGAAAGCTGACTTTAGAGATGCTTAATAGGGTTATTCGGAGAGCTTATGAAAATTAAAGAAGTAGTGCAAAGAGCAATGCTTGACAATTCTACTAAAGATGAGATGTACACAGAAATTTGTGATAAGTTGAACTGCTCAAGACATGCTGCTAAGGTTCTTGTACATTGTTTTATTTGGGAATGCTCAGAAGCCTATATGAAACACGTAGCTTTTGAGAGTTCTCATTTACTCGGTGATGTAAAAATAGGTGTAGCACTAAAAGAGCCTGAGATGAAAACAGTACCTAAGGTTGGTAATGTGTATAAACTAAAAAATTTTATTACAGGCGAGATTGTTGCAGAAGGTGAAGTGCAACAGGTTTATCATGATGGTAAATATCTGTTTAAGATATTCGAGTATGATAGTCGTTACAGACACTTATGTGGTATTACATTTTTAGTTTCAGAGGATGACCTCATCAAGAATAATAGTAATAAATTCGCAGTACCAGAATATCAAGTTTTACGATAATGGTGTGATAGATATGGAAAAAGATAACTTAAAAGAAGTTGAAGGTAACTACTTAGTACTTGACTGGAAGGATGTTCGGGAAGCACTCTCCGAAGAAAATCTTGACTGGTTCGAACAAATTATCTTTGCAGTACGGCATAACCGAGAAGTTGAAAATGGTAAAGAGCCACTTGAAGGAATCTTTGTAGAGAAGTCTTATCCATTCTATGAAGACACTTTGCAGAAAGTTAAGATGTACTTTAAACAGAAGAACCGTAAAGTGGTCACTATGGTATCTCTTGGTGGACAGAGTATGTCTGTGATGGAAGATATCAACCCTAAGAGACCGAGTAAAGGCGTTTGTATAAAAATCACAGGACATGAAGAGTATATCTCAGTTGATGACTTTAGTGCATTCTGTAATGGCTCTTGTGTCTTTAATGGTTTTCACTATGATATCCGAGTTTACCCAATCAAGGGTGATGATATCATGATGCAGATATTCGATAACAACAATGGATTTACTCATTTTTATCAGACAACCAAGTCATCACTGAAGACAGTTCTGGAAACACTGATTTAAAATATCTTAAGAGCCTCCTTAATTGGGGGCTTTTTAATTTTTATAAAATTTTATCGGTTGTCCCAACCTCTTGGTCACCATCATATGTGAATAAAATATCTATCCTTCTTAACAACCTTCTTAATCTTACTCTCTATATAGTTATATAGTACTATATAGTATCTTAGTAACTATCTAGTGGTCTTAATAGCCCTCTGTATAACCCTTCTAAATAGCCCTTCTAAACACTCTTCTAACAAGCCTTCTAAACAACCTATACAATCACCTTAACCATCTCTCTATACCCTCTTAGAAGCTCCTATACACCTCTTAATCTCTATGTCAGCTATGTTACTCTCTATAGGTGTTCACTAGGTATTACTAAGCCTCTATATAGACTGTTTTAACAAACTTAACAGGAATATCTTTACAGACCTTATCTCACAAGGTCTAACACGGTACTAACAAGGTATCTTATAAGCCTGTTATTACCTGTATTTTTAAAAGACTGTCTAGGTAATTATTCAGAATCTTAAAATTTTTATAAAATAGGACTATCAAGTCATTTTTTAGGGTCTTTGAAGGAACTCAAAAATATCTGAATAGGGTGTATATCTGCTTGGTAGCCCTTAACAACTCCCTTACAAGTACTTTGCAAAATTTTAAAATATCCTTAACAATTTCTTAACAACTCTCTCAAGCTCTTAACAACTCTTCATAGGTCTTAACAGATTCTTAACAGAACTAACAAGGGCTTAACAGTTTCTTAACAGTTGATACATGGGCTTTACAGAATCTTAACAGATGACTAACAAGAGCTAACAAGTTAATTTTTAAGAGTTATTTTGTTAAGATAATTAACAAGTCTCTAACAAGTGTTTAATCTTTTTAACAAGCTATTAACATGGTCACTATCTCTTTCTTATCGTTCCCTTTCCCTTCTTAGTGATTCCTTAAACATACCTCTTAAAAGCTCTCTATAGCTCTGTATAGCCCCTTTTAAGTCTCTTCCTAGTAGTTACACCCCAACTATACAGACACCTCTTTATAGGGCTTTACAGGAACTTTTAAGGCTATGTCAAAGACTCTTACAAGGCTTTTACGTGGTCTTAACAGAGATTTAACAAGTGGCTAACAAGTCTCTAACAAGCATAACTATGTAGGGATTGTTAAGAATTTGTTAAGGGGGTTAGCATTTACGTAACTTTATAACCCCTTTTACGTAACTTTGAAGTAACTTTTAAGCCCCTATAACATACTTTTAAGACACTAACAATAGGATTCGATAGATTCCTATCTCATAGCCCTTTTTAGTTATTCACAAGATACTAACGAGATGATAAAGCTTACACCCTTATAAGATTCTTTTAAGTCTCTATAAAGCCCTGTAAAGAGCTTTTTAAGGTTGGTTAATGCAATCCCTTAAGTTAGGTTGATAAGGCTGTTATAGAGCTTTATAGAGCGTTTAAATGGGCCATCCCCTTTCTGGGGGTTATTGGCTTTTATTTAAGTTGATTTGATAAGAGGTTATAGAGTAGACTATAGAGTTATTGCTTTTAAGGTCTGATAAGATTCTGGAAAGGGATTGTATAAGGATTCAATAGACGTAAAAAAGCCCCTTTAAATAGGGGCTGTTGAGGTATCTGGGGCTATTTAGCCCCGCTGCGTCGATTAGTTGTAACCTTGTTTATTGTAGTACAGGGAAACAATCAAGTCACCCCAGTAATGATAGTGATGCTCGTCGTTTAATGCCTCTTTTACAGCATCTTTCCAGAAGTCATCAGTAGGGTTATAATCTGGAATAACTTGTTTGATAACTGTCTTCACTAATGAAAAACACTCATCAGTTCCACCAATATCGAATTTAACGTCCAGAGTATAACAGCCATAGGCATTGACAGTAGCGCGGATAGTTGCCATTTTTGAATCTCCTAGTTTAAGGGTTTTATTTAGTGGGGAGGTTATCGCCTCCCGTTGATTAGTAATTTACTGCATATTGGCGTATGTTGCAAGCCTTTTTTCGTTGTATTTTGTAAGAATCTCACAAGATACGACATCATACTTTGTGACAGCGTTGCCTTTGTCGAGGTCAAAAAAGCCAAACGCTTTACCATCTTTGAATCCGACAACTTCGTAAGACTCTTTGATGATTTCACCATTGAATAAATCGCTTTCGATACGGTGAAACAGTGCTACATCTTCTTTGTCAGTTGCAATTTGTAAAAGTGTGGTTAATTCTACGTTTTCCATCTTGATAACTCCAGTTTAGGGTTTTATTTAGTGGGGAAGGTCATTCCCTCCCCGTTGATTGACAATTTACAGACTTTTTATTGTCTCGTCAATATCTTTTTCAATATCTTTTAAAGTTTTTTCTAAGTTCTTGATATTGAACGTTAAACCTTCACCGAGAGTCTTAGAGTAACCGTTAGGTCGATGGTCGTAAAGCTCGATTTCTTCCACTTCGAAGAGACTAACAGTCCAACCGCCTACGCCATAGGCTGAAGCAACAGAGTTTTCAGGGGCTTTATAGAACTTGTTTAAGGACTTGATAGAACGTTCATAAGCCATTTTATAACCGTTTAAAAGGTTTTTAACGTGGTTGTGAACGTTTTTACACTCATCTAAGTAAATCTCTAAGAATAACGGTAATAATTCCGCTACAGCTTGCATAAAGTGAGAGACTACAACAGTGGAAACATTACGACGATGAACGTAATAAGCCCCGTTTTCTGATTTGGTGATTGTTGCGAAATGTACCCCATTACAACGGAATTCGTATGTATCTTTTACAGGCTTAGACATTACAGCATTTGAACGAATGAAGTTGATAGCTTGAAATTTGTTCATTTTAGAATCTCCAGTTTAGGACTTTATTTAGTGGGGAGGTTATTGCCTTCCCGTTGATTAGTAATTTACTTGTTTTGATAGTTGATTGCAAGTAATTTTTTGAGCTTATCTATAAAGAATCTTTTAAGTGAATCCCTTTTAGATAAACCCCCTCGAACAAAGTTACCAATGTCAAGGGGTATTGTCAACACTTTTTTAAAAGTTTTTTGTAAGTTATTGATTAACTGATGAATATTTTTTCAGGCTTTACATAGCTGATACGTTGGTTTTTTAGCAGGTCATCCCAGATTAACGCGGCGATATGGGCATAACCGGATTCACGTAAAAGCTTCATTGTTTTACTTCTCGTTTCAAAACGGCTTGCGTAGTATTCACTATTTAAAACCGTTTTATTCCCTTCGTTATCTACATGGATAATCTGCATCACTTGAAAGGGGCTTGTGTCCTCGCCTTTGTTCCACTGTTCAAAGTATTTTAGGCACTGCATAGGTGACATCTTATCACTTACTTGAGTTGACCAAGATGCGCCAGCTTTATCGGTAATTACGGTTACATAAGCCATTTTTGAATCTCCTAGTTTAAGGGTTTTATTTAGTGGGGAAGGTCATTCCCTCCCCGTTGATTGACAATTTACAGACTTTTATCAGGCTTGTCTAGTCTTTTTCAATGATAATTTCATATTGACCGTCAACACTGTCGAAATAGATTCCGTCGTCATCTTCTGTCTTAAAGTAACATTGTATATCATCACTGGCGGGATAGTCTTGCCTTGCTATCTGGCAAACTTGAATAGCATTTTCTTTACTTCCTGTAAACTCTTCAAGCCCTTTAAAGTCACATGAATGGCCATTACAAATTGAGAGGATGAGATAAATGGTTGTAAGCATGATTTAAGCCCTCTAAAAGCCCCTACAAGGGGCTGATTAGTGTTTATAAGGTGATTGCATAGGTTTTTAGAAAAAGCTCTTTAAATCCTCTTCTGCAATGTTTCCTGTCAGTGTATCTATGATGTCACAAAAAACCTGAATACTGTCCGACTGTTGAACACTTTTAGCAAGTAGTTCTAATGTCTCATCAAGATAGTTCATATTTGGGTTATCCAGTGAAGGAAGACAAAAAGGCGAATACATAGCGTTAAACTCTGTTGTATAGACCTTTTTAATCCAGTTTTCATCAAAGTACTCTGTAAAACTTGCTACACTCGACATATTATCACAAGAATAATCATCATTTAGCTCATCATCTGGAATATCGAGTTCTAAGATAACAATATTTT